AACTTCACTCTGATTTAATGGCTACAACTTAATGCATGGAGGTGAGATGAGATGTGGAAGAAAGCAAATGCTAATGGAGTCCAAACGTACACATTGCCTACTGCTTCTGCTAATACTCTAGGAGGAGTAAAAGTAGGTACAGGTTTATCTATTGCCAATGGAGTTCTGAGTACATCATCTACAACAGTACCTTTAGCAGATCAATTAACGGGCATTTATCTTTACCCTGAAACTCTGAATATATCTATTGATAGTAGCAATGCAATCACGATTAAACCTGTTAGTGGTCAAGTGATATATCTATATTATTTAACTAAAGTGGTGAGTTTTGATTTTACTCCTATAGGGAGTATTACGTGTGGTAACAATCATGGACTAAGAATGAATGTAAGCACCGGAGGATTTAGAGAGGGATGGGATACGCAGTCTAATGAAATAGTTTTATTACAGAACACAATAAGTACAGATGGATTTTCAAAAGGTGTATCAATAGGAGCATTAGCACCATTTATAAAGTTAAATAGGAATTTTGATTTACCTGTTATCACTCCGCGATCATATAATGCACTGCAACTGACGAATGCACAAGCATCTATGCAAAGTTATGCATTTATAAATGATTCAGAAATGTGGGTATTTGACAAAGACATTGATACCTCCTCCATTTACAGACGTGATCCTAATACTTTTGCATTAATAGGTTCATCCATACACCATAGTTTGGGATACTTTAATAGTTGTGATTACAATAGTGCAATAGATGCTATTGTTACAGGTAATGGTACTGGTACTGCTAATTATACTGACAATAAAGCAACCGTTTATTATAATGTCAGTTCTTGGGCAAGTATGTCAAGTGTGGATAGGACAAACACCTCTTGGGTGGACATTGACTTAAATGGATTGAACGCTACAGGGAACAACGATTGCAAAGTTCAGGCAATGTGGGGAGATTCTAATTTAGGAAAGAATAATATTATCTACATTATAACAAATGATGGTAGAAACATTCGAAAACTTCTACTTGGTCAGGGGTCTAATAATTTAGGAAGTGGAACTTTTGATTCCACAGCGACAGGGACTAAATTTAACGGGACATACAAAATTATTGACTCTTGGAGTCAAGTAGATGGAGCAGGTCATTCACAGGATTGTTATTTGTACAACGGTGCTATCTATGCAAACTCAAAGGAAAGTATCGATCAACACGGACTTTTAGTATATAAGCATCAGTTGTGTGAAAATGGGGTTATCAAGAAGACTAAGATATACATTCCTCTTTATGATGACACTGGAAACTCACTCGCTGTAGGTAGTGGCGAAGGATTGACGATTCATAATGGGAAGTTGTATGTTGGACTGCTTGCAGGAGCCAGTGCTCCAAACTATCTTTTTACGTTCGATGTTCCTTTTTAAAGTCCTTTAACGGCATTAATGTGGTGATATTTTGTGGAAGAAATCATCTTTAAACTCTCCGTCTGATGGGGGTTCTTACATTCTTGATTTAAACCAATGGAACGTCAAAAATGATGGAACAGATGCAGTTAATACTTCCAGATAAAATGAGGGTTTTATTGGAATTTTCGATTCTGTGAGCCTAGATAAATCAAGGGTTTGTGAGAATCTATAAATGTAAAATAATCATTTACAAATTAATATGATTAGTGTTAAACTTAGCATAGGGAGATTGGAGAAATCTGGTCTTCCTTGATTTTAAAACAAATTAGGAGTGATGTGAAATGAGGGCAAACTTATTCTATTGTTATAACTATCAACAGAGTAATTTCATATTGCAACATGGCATAGCACCTGTTGAGATCGGTAGAGGAAATAAGGGTGACATTTATGTTGTGTTCCCTCGTAATGAAAAGTTTGAAGAAGTGTTCACTAAATGGATAGAAAGAGGCAAAGAAATCAAAACAGCAATATAAAAATAAAGTAATTTGATGGCAACTTAGAATTAGCAGATGTGAGTAAAACTGATGTGAAGGAGACTGCTAATATGAAGAAATCTTTTGGACTCAACAACGAAAGTGAAATAATCAAAAGTATAAATAAATTATACATAACAAAAAGAAGTAAATATCTACTGATGAATGAAGATGGAGAATATGTCACAGTAAAATCATCTCTAACAGACAATATACTAAAGCAACATCTAATTGGTAAGAAGACTATCGGAATTTTCTCTGGGGAGCATCTTACGAAATGTCTAATATTTGATGTAGATATCACAGACAAACAAGAATCAAAATGGATTTGCTATAAGATACGGAATCAATTAATTGAGTTTGGATTTCCTCAAGATCAAATATACATAAGTTTTTCAGGTAATAAAGGTTATCACATTTCCATACACAGTTCAGAACCTTTCTCCTTTACTGTTGCAAAAGAAATCTACGAAGCAACATTGAGGGAGATTTCTTTATTACATAAAAGAGATAAGATTGAATTAAGGCCACAGCCAAATTTAGGTGTTAAGTTGCCATTGGGAATAAATAAGAAAAACAAAGACAGCAAGAATAATATCTGTTACTTTTGCGATTTCACCAATGGGCTTAAAATAATTAAAGATAAAACTTACATATTGAAAATGGAGCCTATCAGTAGTGATGATTTTAACAACATTATTGAACGGATGAAAGACAATGATTATATTTTTAAAGGGAAGATTTCTGAAGAAGATGTAATTCAAGAGAAGGAAAGTTTAGAAGAATCTTATAAGCAGCCTGATTCATTCAGTCAGAATGTTGATGAGAATGAGACAATAGAGGCTATTCAAGATTTATTATTGAATGGACTTCAATTTGCAGGATCTAGGAATAATTCTGTTCTTAAAATTGCTAAGTTATTTAATTATTATGGGTTGCCATTAGAAGAGTGTATTGAGCAACTTAAAGATTGGATGAAGTGGCAAGATAAGTCTCTTTATACAACTCCAATTGACAAGTGTATGAGTGAAATTGAGCGTATTGGTAAATATGTGTACAAAAATAACATTACACTTACTGTAGAGAAGAAAGATGTTTCAATTCCTAAAGGTGAGATAACAGAAATTATGAAACTTCAACTCAATACACATAAGTTAGTTTTATATTCTTTATTAGTTCAAAGCAAAAGGTATTCTACAAAAAATGGTTCTTTTTATATGGCATATAGTCAAATGTCTAAATCAACCGGAATTCAACGTTCACAATTGATCAATATCATAACCAAATTAGAAAAAGATGGGTTTATTGATATAATATCAAGAAATGAACGTACTAAAGGTTCTGCAAAGAGTAAAGCAAATAAGTATAAAATTAAATTTAATATTGAATTAAACAATGAGCATGACTTTATTATTGAAAAGGATTTTAATGATAACTTGAACAATAAATTCATGTCTAATGTTTGTCTACTATTCACCAATAAAGAACTAAGAACTATATGCAATAAACGACAATATCAACAGTTTAAGTCATACAGGAAATCTATCGCTGCTTAACTTCTCCACTCGCACAGAAAGATATTAATAATGATTTTGTGTATGATTTCGTTCCATTTTTAATTTAAATTTATAATCTATACATATCTTACAACAAATATTAAATAATTACAAGGATGATCATATGAATACATCTGTAACATCTCTCGAAGAAATTAATCAACTTCAAATCAAAACTATGCGTAGACATCCAGATTGGGATTTAGATCCTGATGCAGAATATTTATTCCAATGTGACGCATGTGAGCAATACAAACGTGAAGAGAATATGTACTCGCATGATTGGTGTAAAAATTGTTACAAGTATTTTCTAAAGTGTCATTTTCAGGGGATGAGATTTGTCCCTTGGAAGTGGCGTTATGATTTACATGATAAATATTAAATTATACGGAGGTATACCATGTTAGACATTAAATGTTCTTGTAGAAATCCCCACTGTAAATGTAACTGTCACCTAATCAAAGTCCTCGCCAATCTTCTGGAGGCGGCAAGAGAGATTGATACAAAAAGACTAATCCTTGAAGAGTTGTTAGATGCAGAATCCGAAGCATTCTTCCCCGTACAGGATAAATTATCAGTTGTTGGGGCAGAGATTCTTGGCATTGAATTAGATAGTGTAGAGGGCGACTTTTATACTACTGCATTTTTCGACTACGTATTCGGTAAATTGGATTTGAATGAGTCAATCGAAAAGTTGTTAGCAATTTAAAGAGTCAGTCTTAATGGATTGACTCTCTTTTTATTTACCTGAAAGGGAGTGCTTTGCTATCCGGTTAGATGGATTGTAGCGAAAATAACAATGTGGGAGGCTGTGTCGGCTATGGGTGACAATTTTACAAACAGAGAGATTATGGAAGCAATTCTTGAGATTAAAGAAAAAATTGCAAGAATGGAAGAACGTTTGACGAGATGGGATAAGGTTGAGGACAAAGCAGACGAAGCGAGTGAAACAGCTAATAAAGCATTATCTCTTGCGGAAGAAAATCAAAGAAATCTTGATTCTATGAAGAAGAGCAATCAATGGTCATGGGGATTACTGATTACATTAGCAATAACTTTACTTGTAGAGTTTATAAAAAAGTAATAGGACACAAAGAAAGTTTAAGTGAAGGAACCACCGTAACAGTCTCATGTCCATAACTTGATTATATCAAGAATTAAATTACTGTAAAGGGGTCAAAAGTATGAATGAAATTAGTTTTAAGCTACCACCTCATACTGTCGTATCTGTTCAAGATACTGCAAATGAAATACCTTGGGGAGTACAGATGGTCAATGCCCCTCTCGTTTGGAATGAAACTAAAGGCGATGGAATTGTCGTATGTGTTCTGGATACAGGTTGCGATATCAACCATCCTGATTTAAAGGATAGAATTATCACAGGTATCAAAGGTGGACAAAATTTCACGATGGACGATCAAGGTGAGCCATACATGATTACTGACTATCATGGACATGGCACACATACAGCAGGTACTATTGCTGCTAGTCTAAATGGCTTGGGTGTTGCAGGAGTGGCCCCAAATGTAAAATTATTAATTGGAAAAGTATTAAATGGTGATGGTGTAGGAAGTAACGCTGGCATTACAAAGGGAATTCGTTGGGCTTCTGACTGGAGAGGTGAAAATGGTGAGAGTGTAAGAGTTATCAGTATGTCTTTAGGTGGATCTACTGACGATTCAACATTACATGATGCTGTAAAATATGCAGTATCTAAAGGAATTGCTGTAGTTGTGGCTGCTGGAAATAGTGGTGATGGAAACACCGGAACGAATGAGTATGCATACCCCGGAGCATATCCTGAGACAATTGAAGTTGGTGCGATTGATAGCAATAAGAATCTTGCAAGTTTTAGCAACACAAATGAGCAGATAGATGTAGTTGCTCCCGGTGTAAATGTTCTAAGTACATATAAAGATAGTGGATATGCAACCCTCTCTGGTACGTCAATGGCAACTCCCCACGTATCAGGCGTGGTCGCACTTTTAATTTCTATGTATGAAAAGAGATTAAACAAAACTCTCACAGTTGATGAGATTAGACAATTATTAAAGGATCATAGCAAAGATATTGGGATTGATGTGAAAGGTGAAGGATTTGGACTTGCTGATTTATCTATTGGATATGTAGCACCTAAACCAAAAACAGTAATTGAAATGTGGATTGATAATCCCACTGCAAAGGTAAATGGAATTGACGTTACGTTATTGCAACCTCCTACCATAGTGAACAATTCGACTGTTACTCCAGCCCGTTTTGTAGCGGAGACTCTGGGAGCACAGGTAGATTGGGACAATGACCAGAGAAAGGTTACAATTACTCAATATTAAAAACTGAATAAGTGGGTTGATATCAATGGGATTTTGGAAACATTTGTTGAGTGTCGATGAATCAAAACAATCCATATGTATCTATGTGTTTGTATTTTCTACTATATATGCCTTGATTGAAGTTTATACAAAAGGCGACATTCCACCGAATTTATTAACGTTCTTGGGTTATCTTTTGGCGGCTATATTTGGAATTAATATTGCTAATGGGATTGGAACGAATTATTTAAACAGAAATCCATATACAAATACAACAACATATCCATACAATCAATATCCAATACAGAACAGCACCCCCATCAGTCCTGTTCAAAATCAAACAAATAATAAACCTGTAATTTAAGGGAAGTGAAAATTATGATAAAAGGTATTGACCTTAATCATTGGAGGAACGTACATAACTGGTCTGCTATCAAAAGCGATGGAGTAGAATTTTGCTATTTAAAAGCTACACAAGGTACGACATATATTGACCCAACCGTAGGTGTTTATTTTAATGGTTCAAAGTCTGTTAATATTCCAGTTGGATTATATCATTATGCGGATTTAGGTGATCCAGTACAAGAAGCATTGCATTTCAAAAGTGTATTGGAACAATATCCTACATACGATTTATTACCCGTACTAGACCTTGAGGAAAGACGAGCAGGATTTGATTATAATACATGGGCAAGAGCATTTATTAATGCCCTTGGCTGTGAAGCAATGCTATATACAGGTGACGGTTTTATTGATGAATTTGATTTAAGTTCTTTAAGTGGACTTAAATTATGGGTTGCAAAATATTCAAGTAATTCACCATGCAAATATAAAAAAGTATGGTCAAATTATACTATTTGGCAATACACTGAGTCAGGACAATGCGCAGGTGTGAACGAACCTGTAGATATGAATATTTGTGACTCCATTGATGCATTTAGAGTAAATAAAGTGATTCTAGAAAGTGGTGAAGAAAAAATGCCAAAATTACCTTATGATGATAATCAATTTAGATACTTGTTATCTCTTGCAAAAGGTCAAGATGCAGGTGCAGCAAATTGGGCTATGAATGAATTAAGTCAAATTTGTGCGAATGTCACAGGTGCAACTACAATACAAGGAAATGGCAAAGCAATAGATGCTGTATTAGTAGATAATCATACTTTTATTAGATTATCAGATGTCTTAGATTTGCTAGGTATTAAATATCGTTGGGATGAAGTTCAGCATTGTGTGGTCTTAGAATAAAATTAAATTATAATATAGGAGATGTTTAATATGCAAGAATACCTACAGCCTGCCCTTGAGGGATTGCTTTACACTTTTGGTGCGTTTATTGCTGGTTATTTGATTACCCTATTACACAAATACGTTGGAACGGCTAATATGAAGAAAATTCAACAAGAGATTGAAACACATCAAGATTTAGCTAAATTGGTAATTATGGGAGTACAACAGATATATAGTTCACTTCAAGGTAGCGAGAAGCTTGCTTTAGCAACAAAACAACTGAGTGACTTATTAGTAAGCAAAGGCATTAAAATGTCTGCTGACCAAATCAACCTTTTAATAGAAAGTACATTGAAGGGATTGAAACAAGAATTTATGCAGACTTGGCACGACGAGATAAAACAAGATCTACAACCAGTAGATCCAACTCCAACTCCAGTACAACCTGTCGTTCCTGTAACACCTATTACACCTGACTCTGTACCTATTCCACAGACCCAAGAGCAAACTACAAATGGTACTATTCAAGGCAATGTTACCATACAAGCAACTGTACAATAATAGAAATGATGAATTTTAGGACTAGATGCTGTATTGTCTAGTCCTATTTTTTTATTTTACTCCCCCTATCCCCATTTTTTGATTTATAAATATACAATAATTTTCATCATGCATTTCCTCGTATTTTGACCTCGTTTGTCACCCAAAAACACTACTTTTTTAGCCCCTCCGTAATCCAGCATGTCACCCAAAAACGCATGTTTCCGCATATAATTACAACTCATTGTCACCCAAAGCATAAAAAGTAGGTGATACTATTATATTTATACAATAATATGCATATTTATAGATACCTGAAAAAGTTGTTTCCCTTTTGCCCCATACTGCCATCTTTATAATATATAGAAAATTCATTATTAGATAATACTTCTATTCTTTCAATGCTATTAATTGCTTCCTCGTCTGAAATTTTCTGAAAGGGGAAATGCTTCTTTACGAACTCCGACAATAACTCTTCTTCAATTACATTCCTCACACAATATTCACTTCCATTGAGATCATAGTTCTGACAGATGTATTTTTGCTTGCCTCGTTCTTTTTTAGGTTTATAACGACTACCACAACGTTGACAAAATATTAGCCCTGAAAATAATGACAACTTTTATCACCTCAATAAAATACTACCACATTTTCTATACTGTAGATTGCTTAAATCCTATTAACTGAAACAATACGTCTGGGTTAACATTTACATCTAATTCTTTTACAAAATCATTTAATGTTAGTCCAAATCCATCGGCAATCATTTTTGCAGTTTCCATTCTAGGCAACTTATCATTGTTTAAATAGTTATCATAATGATATGAAGGAATTCCTGTAGCCTTAGATAATCTAGTGGGAGTCACGAACTTACTTTTAAATTTATCTTGTAATAAAGCTTGTCCAAATTTGATAATGACTTTAGGTAGGTTTTGTTTAGTTTTATTGTAAATGTCATTTACCCATTCATCAATTGAATAATGGTATTCTAATGTTATATTCTTTGGTGACTGTGAGAACTCGGACTCACCATTGTTAATAACAAAATTTAAGAAATCAGGTGTTTTAAAGACGTAATCCATAACGCCATCTTTATTGATTTCCATCTTACTGATAATTGAATCTAAAATTGCCTTCTTAGCATGATATGGCATACTATCAACTTGGTTAGAAAAGTCTTTAAGTGCTTCTAATAATTGGGTGTTCATGTTTGAGTTATTGTTATTTTCTGCTATTACTTTTTCTAAGTTAAGTTTTAATGTTTTTGCTTGCTCTAGTGATTGTCTAATTTCAGCCTGACGTTGCTTTAGTTCTCCAATTTCATCGTCTGTGGCATCTTCTTGCAATTCTAAATTTCTTTTTCTTCTTCGTTCTAAATCAGCAATTTTAATTTCTAGGTTTTTGACTTCCTCTTTTATGAACTCATTTTGCTGGTCTTTTTTATTCAATAATTCTTGTTCAATTAATTCTTTGTCTGCTTCAATTTGTTGATTGATTTCTTTAACAAAGTTAAACACAACTGTTTCCAATAACTCTTTAGGATAAGATTTGGTATTACATTTTTTTAGGGGATATTTATGACTTGAACACCAATAGTAGCCATATTGCTTACCTTTTCTAGATGTATTTAAACTTACCCATTTTGAACCGCATTCTTTACAAAATAATAATCCAGTTAAAAGATATTCTGTTGTATAAAATCTAGGTGACTTCTTTTTACTTGTTCGGTCTTCTCTGATGGTTAGAAGTTGTTGATGTCTTTCCATTGTTCTACATGGTTCATGTTCACCTATGCCAATAATCCATTCATCATGATCTTTCTTATGACCCTTGCCATCATGTTTGTTGTAAGCAATCTCACCAGTATAAAATGGATTTGTTAGTATATTTCTAACGGTATCCTTAGACATTGGAACCAGTTCATTTGGCTTGTTTACAACGGTTCTAAACACCTTTCCTGCAACACGTTTACCCATACCTTTAATCTCTTCGCCATTTAACCATTTAGTAATTGCATACTCACCTAATCCGCTAATATATAATTCCTCTACTTCTTTAACCACTTCAATTTCTTCTGGAATTTGTATATTCATTCCATCCACACGTTTATATCCATAAGGAGGTCTTCCACCAATCCATTCTCCATTACGTGCTTTGTTTTGTAATACAGCAGTTGTACGTTGTGAAGTTATTGCAGCTTCTAATTCTGCAATTAAAGCAAATTGTCCCTCAATAAAATTCCCTGTTGGGTCATTTGCTTGTGCAGATACTTCTCCTTTGGCAGAAAAGATGATTTCAACTTTATATTTTTGAAGGTTTTTGCGAAGGTAAATGGCATGACCTACATTTCTAGCCAAACGGTCACGTTTAAACACAATTAACTTATCAAACAATCCGTCCTTTGCATCGTTTAACATCTCCATTAATGCTGGACGGTCTTCTAGGTCAGTTTTGGATGCAGAAATTCCGGGGTCAGTATATATTTTAAAGAGTTCACCTTTATTCTCTTGAATAATTGCTCTTGCTAAACTTTCTTGCATTGCAATAGAATCGCCTTCTTGAACCTGTTGTTCACTAGATACACGAATATAAACTGCATAGCGTGAATTCTCCATATTATATACCTCATCTGTTATGTTTTTTGGTGTGTTTATTATCCTATATTTTACTTCAAAGAAAATAAATCGACAAGTTAATATCCTGTCGATTTATCATTAATGATACTATTTTGATGATTTCGGATTATTTGGTTTATTAGTTCACGTATAATTAACTGTTTTGCATTTGTTAGGGCTTTTTCATCATTAAGAAATGTAATCTTCCCAATACTAACTTGATTCTTTCTCCCCATATCACCACTCTCCCATTACAGAATCTCTATGTATTTGTAGGATTGTCCTATTCACTTTTCATCAACTTACCGAGCAACTTCTTAACGTCATAGAAGTAATGAACTTTCTTCTTGGCGTTTAATATTTCTACTCCAACCTCTTTGCAAGTATCTAAACTAATACTACTTTTGTTTATTTTACTTTTATATGTATGTTGAGTTGTGATTCCTTCTGCTACATTCTTTACATTGATGAAATCATTAATGTGTACAAAACAAGTATAATTATCTGCTTCTCTGAAGTTGAATATAAAACCTGCAATTACAAAATTATATTGTGTTGCTTCTTGTAAATTTGTTATCTGATGGGGTTTGATTATTTTAGGATCAAAACTAATTGACTTCTGACCAGTTGATTTAAACTCTATAGGGAACAAATATCCGTTGTGAAAGATAAGCGAGTCGTATTTGTTCTGACCAATTCTGATTCGTGTTCTTAAATCAGGTGGAATACTCACATCTTTAATGCGATGATAAAATATCTTTTGTGATTTACAACTGCTCTCAATATCAGTCTCAAATTGCTTGCCTTCTGATTTAGCCAAATAATCCTCTCCTATTCATATGTATTTATTATAATTTTATATTTATTTACTACCTCTCTTAGTTGTTCTATTTCCGCTATGGAATGCGCTATTATAAGCAACCAATGAACTACCATAAAGATTAAGCATATGTCTATTCCCGGTATATGTATCGCTCACATTAAGAATGCTATCTACTTTATACGTAGTGTTAATAATATTCTTTGCTTCGAGTCTAGATTGTGCTTTTACAACAATGATAGCACGTTCTCCGCCACTTTCAATTTGGCAATAAAAGCGTCCTTTTATACTTTTACTCTTCATCATTATCCTCCTCTTCATCTTCTTCCTTCCCTTTCTTTTCCTTCACTCTATCCTCATTCAACTTATACGCTTTTACAGACTTTAGAATAGCCTTTTCGCTTGATTTAATTTGTTCTAATACTCTTTCTAGGGTGGTCTCCTGTAAGTCTCTAATATCTTCTTGTAGAACCTTAAACAAGGCCACTTCAATTTTCGGGTAAAAACCAATGAAGTTCCAGTCCATGCGCTCAGTTTTCTTTATTTTATTAATGATTTTTTCATATTTGTATAACATAAAATTTAGATCGTCACTATCAATCCGATACTTATCATTGATATTTAATTTCATTTCTTAGCCTCCAACTCATATTGCTTTAATTCCTCAATTAATTCATCTGCTTTTTGCTTATATTCTTCTAGCCCCATTAATTCGTACAAACTCATGTATTCTATGTAACAATCCAACATATCATCAATATCACGTTTGCTTAATTTTTGTTTGATTTCGGGGCGAATAGCTTCCTCACTAATCCAACATTCAGGAATATTAGCATTTAGACAGGTGAGTGCATATTTGAATTGTTGAATCATTCTTCCTTTGTAGAAATATAAATCTTGATGATATCCAATTACTTCAAAAACTTTATCACCACATCCAATTACACGTACCTTTTGGCCTACTTTAAATCTTCTATCCATATTTACAACCCCTTTAGATTTTGATTAGTCCATAACCTTTGGAGTTTGACTCTGCGTTGATCTATTAACGTTCTTTCTTGTCTGACTACATCTAAATAATGTTCCAGTAATTCTTCTTGTCGTTGCAATGAATGGTCTCTGGAGTTTAATAACAACATTTGTGATTCATAATCTGTGAATGTTAAGTCCATTTTCTATAAGCCTCGCACTTTTCGCAATAAATTAGGCTACCTTTTGAATCATCACTGTGGTCAATTTCAAGCATGTTAGGGTTCACACTTGTATGATTGCAATCGCAACAAGTAAATTCTCCAATTGTTTTCATTACTTCAACTCCATTCGTTTTATTTTTGATTATTTTATTTTTATTGAATAAGTTAAACATGTTACTCCCTTAATTTTATGTATTCTGACCCCTATAGTTCTTTCTTACTATTTCTCAATTAATTTGTTGACTAAGTGAACACTTATTAATATAATCTTTGTTGAGGGACAGACGAGATTCGCGGTCTCGCCTATCCAATAATACATAAGGTTATTTGTGGTTCACTGTGCGAAGGTGGACTCTTTTTTGTGTTCTAGTGATAAGTCTTGTACATTGACATATGTATAGACTTCGTTTTCTTCGTCCTCAATGTAAATGTAGTTTCCTTCTTGGATGCGGATAACCCCATTGAAGACTTCACCATTTCCTGCTGCCCAGTAAGTTACATCTGATAATGTTGCTATGGAGTAACTAGGATCTTGTTGGGCTTCTTCTAGATTTGGTGTTAGCATGAAGTAGGTTTCATTATCTTCGTTGTAATGATAAGCGTAAATGGTTGACTCAGGATCAATTGTCATGAAACACCTTCCTCTCATTTTTTCAGTAAATTATCTACAGTTCTTTTTATTTGTCTTAGCCCTACTAGCATATCAAATTCCTCATCAGACATATAGGGAAACTTATATGCACCTTCAGCAAGCATAAATATCTCCTCTACGTCAAGTATTTCTACTTTACTTAGGGCTTTTTCCACTTCCTGTAATGCTGCTACCAATTGATCAGTCAAAGAAAGCGTCTCTTCATCTTCATTTGAATCTTCGATTGGCTTTTCTAAATCAGGTATTGAAATATTGCTTACCTCGTCAAACAACTTTTGCGTTGGCCTCAAAATTACATTCTTTCTTCCAAGAGATTCTTTGGTTACATATTGAGGATACCTTTTGGATATGTCCCATAAAGCACTTCTGTATGAACCATTATTGTAATCATCTGGTGGAATGTGTTCAGATAATGATTGTTCAACCTCCCCTTTCAAATCAACGAATCTGATACCTTCAGGAAAACGAGTTAGATGAATTAGCGCGAAACGTCTAATGATTTCTGAGTTGGATAATTTTTCTTGACTCATTTGACTTCCTCCATTTCATCTAATCTATTAGTCTAGTCTTTAATCTAAGACTATTCTATTTAGATTATAAAATGATAGGAAATAGTTGTCAAACATTTTTTCTTAGACTAAGTTAGATTATTTTCTTTAGACTATGTTTTGTCTAATCCACCATTTACCATTTTCTCCCATTACTATATTTACACTCCTTTATACAAAACTAATGAGTGAATTTGTGTACTCTCTAAGTTGATTTGCAACAAGTCTGCGATCACTCTCCACTTGATTTTTGTGCATTTGTAAAGCGTTGATTCTGCCTTGATAAACATATTTCTTTGATTCTGACTTTGCTCTGTGTAATAATAATTTTAATTCTGCAATCTCTTTATTTACTTCTAACTCCGTTAGTTCTAATTTCTTATGTAGTCTTGAATCAACCTTACGTAACCTATTGATTTTCTTCTGTAAGAACTCCTTAATTTCATATTTTGGATGCTCATGGACAACAGTTTCTTGTTTGTATGTAGTCATAACAACATCGAAATCAATGGAAACAAATATTGCTTTGTTATCTTTGGCGAATAAATGTGCTTTCTTCATGGAAACTCTATCATATGTAATACCCAAATACTCGCCATTAATCATTATGTCTTGGAAGAACTCTACTGCCTTATTTTTATCTGTGACTTCAAAACGCTTCTTTGCACGTTCTAGATAATGTTCAGATGGTGTAATTTGAGTAACATCTACTTTAAGGCCATTGATTTCAATGATTTTAGATTGATGTTTTTCAATGGCACTCTCCTTCTGTATCGTTTTCGTTTCTTTAGGTTTGATTAGCGGTTCCTTTTGATCTACAAATGCTGCTAGGAATGTGTTATTTGTAATGTCTACAACCACATTCTCCTCGTTTTTCTTAAACCAAAAACCAGTCACACCATTCTGAGCCATTTCCCCTTTAAATTCACCCATGAGTACAATATGACGCAAATGAGGCAAAGTTTTTAGTTTAGATTCTTTCTTCATTGACTGTGACATTTCTTTAAATGTAGAATCTTTTAGTCCTAGTGATCCCACATTAATTTTTTTACTTTCGACTTCTACTACCTGTTTATATTTAGCCATAACCACATCCCCTTTATAAAATTTTAGGATAGACTTGGAATCACTTCCTTATCTATCCCTATTGTATCTGATAATTTTATACTTGTCTATATCTATTTTATTTATTTTTATTTTTGTAATTTGCTAGGATTTCTGTAACCTCATATACTAAATTAGAAGCTGTTACAGGTGTAGACTTTAATACTGTCGACTCATATGTACCATGATTCGTTTTCATTTTATATTCCTCCAATTGGTTTTATAGTTTAGATTTCAACACCAGATTCAATAAACGCTTTCTTAATGGCCTGTGTATCTTGCATAATCTCCTTTTGAGCATGTGTAGAGTCTCTAAGTTCAAAGAAATGTTTCCATTGACGTAATGGGCGACATTGAATGATACGAGTTAAAGTAGCGTTAGGTAATAACATACGTGCAATCTCTTTTGCTCTACCTTGACGCATACCATTTTTAATTAATTCTTCTTTGTACCACATGTAATCTTGAACTTCTCTATTTACATCCACTTCATATTCGTCTTTTAGCCATTCTTCTGCCTCAAATTCAGGAATACGTAAACCTGCACTACCTCTATCCACATAACGTTGGGACAGTTCACAGCCACCTGTCATATCAGCATGTCTCCATGCTTGCAATCCTGTGGCTCTGTCAGTGACCCAATCTACAGTTACAGTTGCATGAATATCCAATTCATATGGAGTTAACTTATCTTTGAGGGCTGTGTAGTCTTCAGATAAAATAACAGGATTAAGCAATGATGGATTTGGTATGTATGGATTTACGATATTGGGGACTTCTGTATTCCCATCGATAAACCAATATACTTCTGGAACAGATTTAAGTGTTCTCAATAAATCATCCATCAATAAATTTTCTACATCATCAAACTCATATTCTTTGTAATTTTTATAGATATCTAACAAAGTAAGAGCATTCATTGATACAACAAAATCATATTTGGAGTCAGCGTTTTTCTTGTTTGGAGTAGACCATCTAATATAATTATTAATCTCTTTATAAGTAATCAAGTCAATTAGAATATCGTTTATTTCTAATCCATGATCTCCATTGATTCCAAAAACAATATTACCTGAACTAGCTACAGACAAGTGACCTTTACCCATAATGCCTTTAATCATCTTATGAGACTCAGGTGTGCATTTTTCATATGATTGATAACATACACGACTGATTGCCTCGACAAGTTTGTGGTAATTAGGTGTGTAATGTAATAATTCAATTTGCAAATTATACCTCTCCCTATAGAGTGATTTGTTTTAGCAAGGCGTCAATAATAAAATCAGTTAAATGTTCGACATTCTTAATGATGTATTCTTTAGCGCAGTCTTTATTGCAGAAATATGTTTCACCAGAGTCGAATAAAACTGAATCACCTTCATACAGTAAAGCACTGCAATTGGAACAATGCTCTACTTGAAGTGGATTTTGCTGAGTGTCGTAAGGTGATTGTAGTTTCCATTTGTCATAGTTTGGTAGTTGGTAAAATGGAGGCATTACAACCCCAACCACTCTACGAAGAAATCTTTTGGCCTAGCACCAGTAAACATATCTACCACTTCACCATCGACAAGTTTAAATACTGTTGGAACCGACACAACGTTAAAATCATTAGCAAGATCCTCTACCTCTAGTGCATCAACTTTCAACACTTTAATTTTGTCGCCATATTCCTCTTCTAGCATATCTAATTGCATAGCAAGTAGTTTACACGGATTGCATGTTTTACTGAAGAAATCCACTACAACCGTACTAGTTTGTGTTTCTTCTAAAAATTCTTTTGCGGATGTGATATTTTTAATCATGTGAATATCTCCTTTAAATTATATTTTATTTATTGCTTGACCCTAGCTGTCCCAAACCTCGCTCTGATTTGATTTGTTGAATCTCCTCATAAGATACTTCTTCAATATTAACTTGAGGCACAGGCAACAACAAGGCTTGAGCAATTGCTTTTGAATATGGATAAACTGTTTCATTATTGTCTGCAATTCTATTTTCATCTTTTGTAATTACAATTTTTTTGGTGGAAGTGTTATTGATTGGAACAAACCATTCGTTTCTAAAACCTGAGTCGATAATTCCGCAACGCAAAGCCATACCCTTTGTTCCAGTTGAGCCTCGTTCTTTTAATACCATCACATGACTAGTACTAAATGAACTAGCAATACCCGTAGGAATCAATTTAATTTCACCAGGATTAACTGTCATTTCTAATTCATCAAAACAAGCGTAAATATCAAATCCAGCATCCTCTAAGCGTTTGGACGGAATAATTGCTGTTGGGTTTACTTTTGCAAATAAAACAGTATTTTCTTGTGACATGTTCAAACCTCCTTCACATCGTTTAATCTTCTATTCAATTTATTTTTAATTATGTAGTCATTATATGCCAACGCTGCTTCCTCTTCTGTCTCAAAATAACCAATGTGAACAGTCAAACACGACTTCCATTTCTTTTTATCCTTTGTCCAAAACACACCACTATAACTTGAACTAGAATTTTCATCTTTTAATGTAATTCTATATTTCTCCCATTCTTCTTTGTCCATATATGGTACGTTATTTAATCTTGCAAATTCACCAAAATACTCATTAGCATAATAATTATAAGCATTTGCGCCTGACTCTTCGGTTTTAAACGTACCAATATAAATTCTTTCTCCTTGGTACGTTATTCGCACTTCATAACTACCAGTAGATTTAACTTTGATGCCTTTGAATTTTGACCGAGAATTTTTTCTTTTGGCTCTATTCATTTGATTTTGTTGATGAGTTGCCAAACGTAAATTTTCTTTTCTGTTATCTAGTTTGTCGCCATTAATATGGTCAATAAATTTATCTTTCGGGTCGTTCATTATCATTCTATGCATTGAAATTGTCTTGTTCTTGTTTTCATCTTTAATTGTTGTAATTGCATATCCGTTTGACAAACTCCAATTATATTGAATTAAGCATTGGTAATCTTCTTCATTAACTAGCGCAAAATAGCCTTTAGATATTGGTATTCTTTTATTCAAAATAGTCTCCTTTTATTATTTCAAGAAGGGGAAGAATTTAACTTCCCCCTGTTTATTTATCTAATCGGGCAAACTCCGCCTTCACAACTATCCATGTTCTCTAAATCCGCAACTGTTTCACCTTTTTCAATTTCATGCAACAGAGCAACGTCAAAAGGTCTCATTTTTGCTTTTAATTCTTCATATTGCTCTTTTGTGATAGACTCATAAGGTGCTAATTGATAGGTTCCCCCGTCATGAGATAAATAAGATATCCCAACAAAGTTATCCCAGTTATCATAAACAGTTTGCTCTACTTCTTCCCATTCATCTGGTTTAACCGTAATGGTATTAGATGAATTATGTTCGGTATATAAATTTTGGAAACTAAAATATGTATCTAACTGTTCTTTTGCTGAAATATCATCTTTCGTTAATTTTGCTCCACTTTCAATTGGAAAATCAATGACCCATGTTCTAGCGTTTTGCATTCTTTCTTCGAATGTCTCTCCTTCGGTTCCAACTTCAGGATTTACATTCCATCCTAATTTCAATGCCACTTGTGCCAATGGATCGTTGGAGTTAATTCTAATACGTCTAATGTAGTAAGGAGAATGTGACCAATGTAATCCACTAGAAACTCCTCCTGCAACTTGACTAATAGTTCCTTCAGGTTTGACAGCAGTAACAAGTAATGGAGAGGACACCCTTAACTCTTTGGCATATTTATCTGCCTCATCTCTTGCAACTTCATGTAATTGATCCATCAACTCTTTTTCTTGCTCGAAAGTATATCCTAGCATTGCCATTGCGTCTTTCCACCCAGTCAACGACATACCAAGAAGCCTATCTCTCTTTTGTGTTTTGTCCCAGTGTGGTAGCTCAAGTTTTGCCAATGTCATCCTCAAGCCAATTCTCGCAGATAGTCGCTGTGCTTCAAGCAAGTCTTTAAGGTTTAACTGGAATAGTCCATTTACCTCTTCAACGAATGCTTTTAGATTCAATGTTGTAAGGTTACACACATTGTATAAGAACAAGATAATTTCCACGCATGGATTAAGTCCGATCAACATCATTACATGCTCCAATGTCTTTCGGTCTGGTTTTTCGTCTCCTAAAGCTTTTAAAACTCTTCTTGCTGCTTCTTCAAGATTTACAAACCCCGGTTCTCCTTCGCCCTTCATCATGGTGTAAACAAAACTTAAAAACTCTCTGACAGGCTTTGAAGTAAATGCAATGGAATTGTTGCTCATTCTTCTGTGGTGATATGGTCTACCATTGTTATAAGGGAATGGGAAGTAGTCCTGAATACCTTTTTCTTTAGCAAAATCAATTGCTAAATTTACATCTGTAAATATTTCTTTTTTGTCTTCACCATTTTCAGAATAGGTTACGTCATAATGTTTGATTGATAATTCTTCAAACCATGACGGAATCTCAATCCCTAATTTTCTCATCCTTTCTTGGATGTCTGTATGACGAGTGAATGCATCATCTCCCCACAGACCGTTCAGTCCATACTTAGCAAACATTGATTCATAATCGTCTGCATCGAACAAGAAGATTTCTGCCGTCCTACGCACTCCCCCGACAACTACATTTGCACCAATTAGATTACCCATGTCAAGGATATGGATTGGTCTAACTGTTCCATATCCTTTTTCATCAACCTCAATCGGTTTGAGAGAAGGATCTAGTTGATTTTTTAGAACTTGGTCAAACCCTTCAAACATTTCTTTCAAAGGCTGATGACCACTGGCTGTTCCACCAAAAGTAATTAGACGCTCTCCTTTTGGTCTAATTGAGTTATAACTAATTTTGATTGTATGTACATTTTCAAACTCTGGACTAGTGAGCAGATTTAAAAATTCTCTTAAAGATTGAACCCATCCCTCTTTTGAATCACCAACATAAATTTTGGCATATCCATTATCAAACATTGTGACTTTGGTATGCTCCAATCGTTGATTCTTTGGAACTGGTTTGTATTCTGAGTGTTGAACAGTTACATTCGTTCTGATTTTTGGTAAATTAGCAGCAAATTGTTTTGTGCATTTGAATCCAACTCCGGTTCCCACCAGAAGGAGATAGAATAAATCACCAAGATCGTCCCACTTTTGAATATTTAAAAATGAGCAGTTAAAGTTACCAAGAACGAAATTTTTATTTACTGTTTCATTTGCTCCACCAATCCAAAGCGTTCTTCCAGAGCAAAATTGTTTAGTACCATAGACATTTTTAAATGTTTTTTCAGCTTCTTTTCTCATTCTTCTTACATTTGGCTTTAATCCAATATCAAGTAAATGTTGATACGCTAAATTCATGTTGTAATTAATGGCTCGCTGCACTGTTTCTTGCCAATACTCTCTTCTATTCTTTTCTGGCAACCATCTTGAGTAAGTTCGATAATATACAAACTCTCCAATTTCATTTAATGTGTTAGGATTCAAACTCACCTCCTGTTGAACAAAATCATCTGTAATGAATTCAATCTTACTCATAAATCCTCCTATGTATTTTATTTAATTTTATTTATATAATCAGAGCCACTTTTACACTCTGCTATACACCATATGTCTTACCAATTTTCTTCTGTATTCAATTCTTCCATCTCACACAGGGCTTGCTCATATGAAGAAGCGAATGACTCTTGCTGTGCTTGCAATTCTTCTTCGGAAACTACTATTTGTCTACCATCGATAGTAATCACATATTCCCCATCTTTTTCTGTGTAAATTTGAGAGCAAGTATCGAGTGTAAACTGGCCTTCCATCTTGATGCAATCAACAGCACGTCCATCAAACATTACCTTCATTTAAACATCTCCTCTATGTGATTTATTTATATGAAGGAGTAGAGGTTAATCTACTCCATTATTTATAGGCTCTTACAGTGCCATCAAACTCTCCACCGTGAAGTCCAGCTTCTTGAGCGAAATAAATCTTAGCAAAGATAGGACTACTTGAAGTGTAATCAAGGATACGTCCATTCGTTAGAATCGTGTAGTATTGCTTATTTTTCTTAGAATGCTCTTTTTGGCCTAATTCAGCGTGGGCTTTGTACAATTTACTATTACGTTGATTCTGTGTACTCTGTTGCTTATTTTGTTGTTTATTGTTGTAAGATTTCTTCATGTGTGATTCTATTCTCCTCTTATTATGTAATTTATTAATGATATATTTATTTTTATAAACTGCTACAGAATTTCATGTACAATTCCTAATGCTTTTGCTTCATCTGCCCCGATATACCAATCAATCATTTTCTTTTTAATCAGACCTAATTTCTTAGATGTTAGATTTGTTTTCGCTAGTACAAAGTCATCGTACATTTTCTGTAGCCTCTTGTATTCTTGCGTTGCTCTATTGATTTCTTCTGCTTTACCTTCAGCAGCGCTCATAATCTCATGATACATAAATGTGCTAAATGAATAACATTTTCTGTGATGTCCAGCTACAAAAATTCCTAATCCCATTGACATTGCATAACCTAAACAAATGGTATGCACTGGTGTAATACTTGATTCAATTGCACTCATTAGACTGAATCCGTCATAACATGAGCCACCATACGAGGATATGTATAATTCGATTGGTTTTCTTTGATCCTTTGGAATGTCCTTATCTTCCTCGTTGAATTTAATGATTGGCATTACTACACGTTCCACAATAGCGTCGCTAATTTCTTCGTTGAGAATGATTTTACGCTCTTTCAATGACTCCCAATATACGTGCTCGGTAAATGAAGGGATTGAAGTAATTACTCTTGGTGAATTTTGTTCTTCGTTTTTTGTGCGTCTTACTTTCATAGTTACCTCCTAGTTTTAGTACCAGAGGAAGATTGTCCCTCTTGGTATTTTTATAATACTACGGTTACACTATCTTGTCTACTATTATTTTTGATTATTTTATTTATGTAAAATCTATATCAAAATCCTAATGCGCTCTTTAGTTTACCTACTATTAAAGGTAAAAATGGTACAGTCTGTGTTACCGAATATGTATTAAATGATGGAACTTGATCCTCTACTTTTGGTTGTATTTTCTGTAGTTGTTGAATTGGTCTATGTTGATTCGCAGCAATTTCTTCTAGCAATTTATTTTGGTTATCAAATTGCTCATGAATATTAGCATATTGACTATGTATCCCTGCAAGCTTCTGATTAATATTATCATCAAGAGCATTAAGTTTATTGTTTAGCGTGAATAGGAGTGCGATTATTAGAATGAGTAATGCTATGATGAGAGTTGTAATGAATGTACGTAATTTCATATCACACTCTCCTTTAGTTTTGTTTCTTTTCTATGAAAAATTGAATACTATTTTGTGTAATCTTACTCATGACATAAAAACCAACAGACATGACAATTAAAGATCCAAGGAAATTAACCGTAGATGATTCATTGTAAAGTTTACTTATGATTTGGTTGATGATTTGTGCAAAGATTAGGACTGCTCCACCATTCATAATGTGACATAATATATTTTTCATATGTATCACCTCCCTTCAAATTTTAAAATACCTAGTCCATCCACACTTTTTGCATGTAATCCAAAATCGATGCTCTTGCTCCCAATCATGGTCACAGAATAGTGATCTAATCCACCGGAATAATTTTTTCATATATCATCAACTTTCTATATAAATCTAAACTTTTCTTGGGAATTTAACTGGCTAAAGTGTTTTATTTAATTTTACTGGTATTGGATCTTCGTAAATGTTCCCGATTACTTCTATATCATCAAATAGTTCACAATCCTCAAAAGAATACAAAGGACAATCATTGTTATCACCGCAAGTGACCCAAAAACAACTGTTATTAAAAATTACTGTTTCTGTTTTAACTTGATCTTCGTCCCCGAAATAACCGACTTGAGTGTATTTGACTATATCCCCCTCGTAAATCTCCTTTCCGTTCTTGTCCTTTAATCCGGTGTATTGCATAAGGATATGCCCATCTTTACCGTAATTCCTTTCAAGACTGTCAAAGAACTCACTAATACTTACCCATGATCTGCTGAAATCCATATCATTGTTCCGCTTTCTATACGCCCGAAACTTAAACTCTCTCATTCTTGTCCCTCCTTATCTGCCTTCACGGGTTCTTTCGAATAACACTCTCCTTTTGGTTCCTCGGTGTTGGTGTCCCATTTATTACAAAACCAAGGAGCATGAACAAACATATAGCAATCTGAACAATATCCCATCATTCCACCACCTTCGGGAAAATCTTAAATTTATCGATAAAAACACCATGTACAAAAACTTAAAAAACAGAACACGATTAACATTCCTAAAATCATTGCGGTATTTGTGTCAATTGTTATAGTCATCCCTCTACCTCCACCCCACAGGCTTTTAAAGCAGCTAGACATATTGCTAATGGTGCGGTTTCTGCTATTGCCATGTGGTCAGCAAATTCGATAAAACAATTCCACTTATCATCGACCTTGCTCATACAAATATCAATCTGCGGAAACTTCTCCACCACAAGCCAAGCGTCTGCTATGTTGGTGCTGTAGTGAGGTGGTTGGGAATAAGTTTTTAGTCTAGGATCTATTAGAACATCTTGCTCCTCAACCATATTAACTAACTTAATCGTCTTTCGTTTCCACCCCATCACCTTCTCCGCAATCAGCGCATCCAGTTCACGTCCGGCTTTCATTACCTTCTCGCCCACCCTTCATTACGAAGCTTTTTCATACTAATCACCGTATCTTCATATCCGCTCAATTTAGCTGACCATATCGTAAGAGTTATTCCGATCCAGAAGAGAATGTCAGCGAGTTTGCTTATCATCCCTTTTCCTCCCCTGCTAGGGCTTGACGTGCTACCTTCGCAACATCAAATATTGCTGTAGCTTTAACGGTATGTTGCTTATCGTAATCAGCTATTTCCTCCAATGCCTTACGCAAGCGTTTCCCGTATTTGTAATAGGCTTTTTTATGTTCACACAACAAATCAAGCAATTGTCTCAGACTCTCCACTTCCCGATCCCGTTCATCCAGTGCGTTTAATAGGAATTTAATATCCTTTTCATCTTGCTTAAAAGGTGACCATTGTTCTTTCTGGTGAATACGTTCGATTCCATTACACAAATTCAATCCATTCTGCAATTCCAAACGAAACTTAATCTGCTCTATATACGCTTGTTTCTCTTGCTCGGTCATTGGCCGTCCTCCTTATCATTTAGTTGATTTCACCGATATGATAAAACCCGAAATAATCTGGAATCTATCGTGATTATCAGCTATAGTAAAATTCAATTCCGTTTTGATGTAGAATCACGTTCATACCTTCGACATTAATCTCATGTCCGTTAATGCACACGATAGACCAATTGCCTTTTTCATGTTTAACGGCTGTTCCCCAAGGAAACTCATACACTCCCCAAGGTTTTAATTGTGTTGTATCATTTTCTAACACAGACAGCTTGCGTTCTAATTCTTCAATTTCACCAGCAATAATTGTTCTTCCAGTATCCGTTTTAACATTTTTAAAATCGGATTCTAAATGTTGAATAGCTTCCTTGATAAGTGAAATTTCATGTTCCTTCGCCATTTACACTTCCTCCAATTCTTTTTCATAAGTTACATTGAACAAACAAGCATGGTAACAGTAAGGACAAAAATCTGTATCGTTACGCTTTTCTCTTGGCGTGAAGAAAACACCATCACACTCTTTGCATTTCCATTTATTTAAGTCCATTTTTACCCCTCCTATAATTCGAACAAATGTTGAATTTATACATTGACAAATCCTATTGGTATCAGAATATTGACCACGTTCGTCCAACCAAATACTATTCCACTTATGAAAGTAGCTGTGTAACAGCAAATCTTTACCCCAAGATCGCTTTCTATATCAAAAGGAATTAGAACAAAGCACGTTAGTATCCAAGCTAAAGCCCATACGATAATGCCAATCAATACATTAACCGTTAAATATCCAATATAAATCATTTGGTCAACTCCTTTCTAAAACAGAATAAAATGGCGATTTTAATTGAAAATTACCTTTGAAAAACGGAGCATTAAAGAGCATGAGCGAGAATGAGGGAGTTTAAAAATCCTCATCCTCGACATCCATCCGTATATGTATCACTCCTGCAAATTAAAATATTACTTGTGTAAATTCCTTTAGTGCGTCATAAACATCATCTTTTTCTCTAATTGTAAAATGCATAAAGTTATAATCTGAAATATGTTTAAACGCAGTCATCAACGTGCTGTGGCGGTTATATTGATTCAACTCTACGTAGCCAACCATGCATGACTTCATTAAAATCTTTTGCAATGTTTTTACACATCTTTCATTATCAGAAGTTAAGTTATCGCCATCAGAGAAATGGAACATATACACATCATTTTCAATGTAATCAAAGTTCTCAATTAGTTCATTTGCTAATCTAAAAGCCGAAGTTGTAATTGTTCCTCCAGTTTCACCTTTGTTGAATAGTTCATGCTTTGTAACCTCTTTAGCTTCAGTATGATGCGAAATATATTTAATGGTTATGTCTGAGTATTGAAGTTTAAATAGACGTTCTAAACGTTCAATTACGCAGCGAGAAATATATTTTTCATACAATCCCATTGAGCCGGAAGTATCCATTGTAAAGATTAATAATGCTTTACGTTTACTTTTACCAATAGAAAGATCAAATTCATCAATAATCAACTGGTCAACTTGCTTTAAAAACTCTACATTATGGTTATTAATTACAAACTCTTCATCTGTGATTAACTCTCTAAGATCCAAGTTGGATACTGTATATTGTTGGCTAAGTTGTTCTTTTAACGCTTCATTCTCATCCAATAATGCATACACCTTTGCAACTAGATTATTGATTTCTGCTCTTAAATTTGACATTTTTACATTTCTCCTTTTGTTTGTTAGTTTAATTCAAAATATCTTCCAATGGATTGTGTCAATCCAGACCGGATATTTGCTAAATCTGCAATGTAACTATCTATGTAATGAATTGAATTTTGCACTTCATCTTGAGTTGAAGCAAACCAATAACCTTCATGACCACTGCAAATGGGATATCCATTCACTCGTAAATCATGAATCATCATTCTCATTTTGCGATTGTCTCCCCAATTTTTCTTTAGATCCTTGCCAAGAATTGCATTTTCTTTGCCACGATGATTATTCATCATATAGCAAATGAATGAATCTTCACGCTCTGACAGTTTGTATTCTTGTTGAATCATGTATCCACCTCATTTATATTTTACTTTTGTGCAAACTCTAAAAGGTAAAGGACATAAACATAATAACTGGTTGTTAAAATATGATGGAAAATCCCTTTTAAAGTCCAGCGTTTACGTGTATATAATTCGATTCTATACTTGTGTCTTGATTCTTCTGTTGTAAGGTCGTGTTTTGGTTTCCTAGTTTCAAAACTTTTGACCACATTTATGATAGTGAGTGCAATGATAATTAGTGTTGGATATTTGAGTGGGTCAATATCAATTGCATTAAAAAGATAAACCATATATGTAATCATAAATACAATGGTATAAATAATCGGAAACGCTACTAACTTTAACAATTCAACACTTTTAGACTCGTCATTTGTTTCGGCAATTTTTAATGTTAGTTCTCCAATTTTAATTAACCTATCGTAAAACATGCTACCTCTTACAAAATACAATAAGCACAATGTCAGAAATACTGTTGTCCAAAATAACATCAATTTTTATCCTCCAATAGCTCAATGATTTGTTGTATCTTAAGTCCATACTGTGTGCGTGAATCTTTTAAGTCTGATATAACCTTATCTATGTCTAGATTAGGTTTATTCTTAATGGCCTCGACAATATAGTTGGTATTATTATGTAAAACAAACTCAATGATTTCTTTTGTCTTATCCTGCATGATTAATAAACCAAATAATTGCCACCCATAAGATGCTACTAAACAATATTCCATTGATTAATCCGTGAAAAAATTTCATATGTATCACCAACTACGTTCAGAATGATAAAGGTATTTGCGAAAGTGTTTCTTATATTCGTTTGTTCTAGCATCCATTAAACTATTGCACATATTTTTGTGGTAATTAGCCATTAGACGGTGAAAGTGTTTGAAGAATCTCATCTGTAACTCCTCCTAGTGAATCAATGCGGTGATATATATATTTTCAATTGCATCTTCTTCAAGTTCAATTGCTTTCTCACGTCTCTGAACTTCTTCAAGTAATTCAATGATAATTTTAGTGTTGATATCCATTATGCTTCGCCCCTTTCTTTTCTAAATTCCATTACAGTCATAATTGCATAATTGCACAAATCCATAAGCGTATCTTCAATGCTTTCGTCTTTTACTTGCGCTTGTTGTTTAGATAGAGATTTAAGTCTGCGCATTTTATCATCAAGTCTAATAACAGCAGATACTATTCCGTGTTCTTGATATTGCTCACCAAATGAATTTCCATAGTCTGCATTTTTAGTTACGTAAATCGTGTTCAACTCTTTACAAATTTGTTCGTGTAGTTGTTTACTCATTTATTTTACCGTCTCCCATCTTAAGTATTTTAACTTTAAGTGTGCGTCTTCCCCAGTCTTTTGCTTGTCTAGATGTATTGACTAGTAAATCAATTCTTTGGCCTTTAATTGCACCACCTCTATCCATACAAATTAAAGGCTGCTTGATTCCATCCACTTGGATAACCGTCCCAAAGGGATATCTCCTAGTATCCATAGCAACAGTTTTAAAAGGTATACCACGTTGCATCGAAGCTGTAATTCCATATTCAGGATCACTAGGAGATTTGCCACCTTCTCGGAGTGTATATGCCGTGATTACAAATTCTTCTTCCTTTATGTATTCTTGTTGCTGTTTCCATTGACCACTTTGCACCGATAATTCAACGCACTTACTAAAGGTTTGTGTTGGATAATTTTCTTGTCCCCTAACATCATTAGTACATATCAGCAGCGATGTTATTAGTAGGAACGGTATCTTTGACTTCATCGCTTCTCCTCTCTCTGTCACATATAAATTTTATTTATGTTAATTTTATGTTTATTGATTCTTTACTATCTGCGCAAAGCTATGTAATGCTTCAATTTCTTCAATTGAAAACCATGCATAGCTATTTTTTAGCTCAACACAAATCACATCACGTCCATCTCTTTTATCTGCCTTTACTTTTAAGTCAAAGAACCCTTCGATTGTTTCTGATTTTAAGTTGATAAATCTTTGATTATTATATATTCCCATTTAGATATTCCTCCTTTAAGGTAATAAAATTGTCGCTTTATTGGAAATATGTCTTTGAAAAACGAAGCATGAGTGAGTATGAACGAGATTGAGCGAGTTTCTTTTTACAATCCTACACTCTCATCAAATTTTTGCCTCAACTGAGCGTCCAACTCATCAATTTTATATTTCTTATTCAATTCAGCATATTTCTCTTCATCTTTGACAAACCATTCGACACTAGCACCTTTGAAGTTACGGATGGATACAATTCTGTTTTTCTTCGAATCAACTACAATGTCAAGATTACCATAACTGTACAAGTCAAACTTTCCTAAGAATAATTCAGGTGATTTAACGGCCAATTTTACGTTTCTTGTTAGTTTGCGCATGGTCAATGACTGGTCAACATGCTTGTTGTCATTCACTCTAGATTGATAGTAGTTCAAGACTTTAGGTGTGATTTTTAACAACTTCATATGTATTCCTCCTTATAGTTGGAAGTGATCGGCTTGTTTGCTAATCACTTCCTTATTTAAGACAAGTATACTACGTGTTTTATATTTTGTAAATGATTATTTTATTTTTGTATCTTCTTTTGCTTTTTTCTTTGACTTTCTCTTATTTGGTATCCCCAAGAAGTCATTTAATCTTTTTTGAGCAATTTCAATATAATAGCCTTTATCTAATACTTCTGGTATTACTGCTGTTTTGACATCCTCATTATTAATGAAACACTTCTCCGGTGTATTTGCAATTTTTTCAATACGTTCTTCTGTTTTCAATTTAAATACTCCTTGTGCGTTTTCATCATTGGAAGCAAACACTCTTAGTACCTTTTCACTCAAACGGACATCTCCATGTAGCGCATATTGATATTTATTAGACACTTTAACAATCTTTTGGAATTCTCGTAATTCGTTACAGTTATTAATTGTATCCTCAATTGAAATTCCTTTTGTAAAGTAATTTATCAAAGCCTTATTGACTATTGGTAAATCATAATCCAAGTTATTTAGTTTCTTTACATATGCACCCTTAGATTTGTACTTACCATCCTTATCAATGATAATGTAGTTGTTTACATCTTTTTGATATATCTTTTCAAATACATCCCATTCTAACTCTAATCTAGTTCGTTGTTCCCATTCTTTAGCCACTTCTTTAATCAAATCAATATCTGATTCATTTTCCACTTTCATGAAAATACCATCTGTGTTAGATTGAATTAATTTGCAATATGGTTCTACTTTTTCAATTAAGTCCAACAATAACAACTGACCAGCAACACAGATATTATTAGCATTTAACGGGTCAAACAATGGATTGAATTTATCTTTTTGCGCTCCGAACGTACTATTAAGAACAATTTTATAAGGTGCTTGTCTTGGGTCTTTTTTCCGTTTTAACTCCAGCCTTGTATCTCTAATTTGTCTATATTTGGATGGATCTTTTACATTCCTACTCAAAAATCCATATTCCAACATAATACTAGGATACAGAGAAGCTACGTCACAACAAAGAATAATACCTTCATCCTTGTATTTAGGAATAGCAGCATGGAGTCCTCCCCAAGCAAAGATATGTTCTACCCCTGCAACATCAATTTTTAGACTTTTATCATAGTCCATATTCTCAGGGTCTTTATACCAATCAATAATATGTTTGTATTTTTCAATTCGTAGTGTATCTGGGAAAATCAAGTCAAATTCATCACCCCTATCTGGATGTTTTTCAGCACCCAATATATGAGCAGACAATTGTGCCTTTGTCTTGTTAAATAGAGGCATCCCTAAGTTAAATGCCTCAATCAATCCCAATTGACTATCGAATTCTTCTCGTCTATTTTCAAATACTTCTATAGTTTGCATTACGTCATGTTTACAATAATCAATTACTTCTTTTATTTCTTGCTCAGTTAATTTCCTGTCAATGTTAAATGAAACAGAACTCTCTTTGATTCTGCTGCCCATAAAACCTTCAAGCTGTTTCAAACTATGGAATCCAGTTGTAATATCAAAATTATTAAAAGCAATTTTATAAGCATCTCTTATAATATTATGACCTTTTACTCCATCTACAATCAACTTATTACTTACGAAATAAGGATTATGTCCTAACAAAATTCCTTTTAATATGTATTGATCATAATTTCTGCTGTTATATCCTACCCATATGTCATCTTTAAATGCTTCATAATATTTTCTAAGCATTTCTACATCATTTACAATTACTTTACCTTTTTTAGTATCGTAGTCCACGAGTACAAGCAACCAATCATGCACGAAGCATTCAAAGTCATAGAATATCTTTCTCATTCTCCATATACCTCTTATTGATAAATTTTTCATTGATTGGGGAAGTCAATGCATATATTACATCCCAACCTCTTTCCATTCTACAATGTACTGTTTGAGGATTAATAGAATAAATATCACTCCATTCAGTAATTGTTTTTATTTCTCCATCAATTTCAACGTAATGATTATTTCTTTTATTAAAACCTTGCTCCTTCATTGTTACCCATCTGCAATTTGAAGGCTGATAATTTCCATTAACATCAATTCTATCTAGTGTTAAATCATCTCTGTATCCATTTGCCAAAGACCAGTTATAGAAATTCATAAAATCATCAAGCCAATCTTTACAGATGAATATTCCTCTTCCGCCATAGTTCTCATAATGAGTTGCATTTTGGTTATAGCATCTTGAAATCATACCATAATAAATTCCATAAATTCTACTATTTTTTAATCCATGTGTTTTATTTTCATTTGTTAATTTCTCACTTTTGTAACAACCACATGAATGTACTTTTCCACTTCTTAAATCCCCACCAGTGATTTCTTTCTCATTTCCACATTCGCATTTACAAAGGAATAAGACTGCTCCTCTTTTCCGTCCGATCTCTTTTAATACAGTCAATCTTCCATAAACATTTCCTATTTCATTTTTAGAACTTCTACCCATAATACCTCCTAATTAAAAATATCGAACATATCCGCCTTATCTTTCTTTTCAAATCCATCTGCATTTTGTTCCAAGAATTTTTTATAGTATTTACAAGTCTTTCTATGAGAACATAATACTGAACAATAAAAAGAATTTTTCTTATCAATCTCTACAGGTTCCCATTCCGATTCATCATTGATATTTTTATTTTCAATATCGTTTACTGTATTGATAACATAATTCTTCAATTCTTCAATTCGTTCATCAGTGATTTCATACTCAACCAAACAATCCTCCAACCAATATTTATCTTGAATTTCTTGAGGCATAGAATTCAGGTTATTATCTTTAATTGATTTATCTAGAAGTATTTCTCTTTCAAATTCATTAATATTTAATTTTAATAACTCTGTTTCGAGTTGTGGCTTTATTTCTTTAACCCATTTTCCACGGTTACACATTTTCTTTTTAATCACTGTCTTCCCATTCCAACAAACGTATATGTATTTAATCATAAACCAAGAAACTTTATCCACTTTAAAATCCGTACTACTCTCTAAACCAACTTTGTACATTAATAGTTGTCTTCCTGCATCTTGAAGTTTCTTTCCTGTGAATTTACTTGATGTTTTCCAGTCGTAGATATTGACATATGGTTTACCTTTTTCACTTGGCAAAATAGCATCAATATAACCTTGCATCCAAATTCCATCAGCAATTTCAAATCCAATAAGCTTCTCCAATAACATTTTACTTTCTATTTTTTTAAATGTATTGATGAAATGGTTAACATCGGCCACCCAACTTTTGCGTATAGTATCATTTGGAAATGTAATACCCAGTAGGTCTAATTCGGTTAACTTGTTGTAATAGTTATTCTTAAATGTTTCTTCATCCCCCTCTCCAGAATATATCGATTCGATTCCTTTGTGTAACTCAGATCCTAAAATGGTGTAACAATTTTCAATCCCTCTGTTTTTTAATATATAAGTATTGTAGTATTCGTATTGACATGAGTGAAATGTTCCTAATTTAGAGAAGGAGTAAACTTTTACTCCACTCTCTTTTAGTTGGTCTAATTTCTCTTTAATATCCAAAATATCCTCTCCTTAATTATTTTAATCTATTATTTCTACTACATAATTAAGTAGTGCGTTATATAATATTTCTGGTATCTTTGACTTGTATTCTTCTGCAACTTGTTTGATATATTTTTCTTTGAATATTTTATAAACCTGAAATGCTTCTTCTGGAGTATTATACCGTCCTAGATTTTTTGCTTTTCCATTTCCAATTTTACAATTTGCCCTGTATTTATTCGTTTGTTTTTCGAAATAAACACCTATTGGTAGTTCACCTCTAATTGAATCATTTTTTACAAATAATATATTTATTCTTTGAGGTACAAATACGCATGTTTTAGGAGAATAAATCTTATTTCCTTTAAATAATATATCTTTGTCAAGATTCATTCTTTCTCCTTCAATTTCATAGTAGTTTTCACTATACCATTTAGCGAAGTTTTGAAAATTATGCCATTTAGTAACAACTTTTGTATTTTTATATGTAGGAAACTTTTCTTTAAACTCCTCATCATAGCATCTGCTCAACATGCTTATCCATATTTGATATTCATTAGTTTTTATCTTATCTACATTTGGTTTGTAAATCCCTTCTCCAATATAACCTACTCCAAAAACACTTTTATCAAAAACATTCTTAACCTCTCCTCTAACAAAACAATCCCAAGTAGTGTGAGTAGTTTCTCCATTTTCAAACTTTACCCAAATATCATTTGCGTTGATATATTCAAATAACTCCATTTCCGTTCCAAATTTATTTTTACTTGTTATGCCTATTCTTTCTTTCGCCAAATTAACATGTTTTGCACCCATTATCATCACCTCTTTTTAAATCCAAATAACGCAGTTTTTAACTATATTATTTAATGTTTTTTTATCTAAATCACTCGGAGCAAGTTTAGACCCTCTTGGTAAATATTGATTGTTCTTATCGAATACATAGCCGACATTGTTTTTGTAATACTTATCGGATTTCAATTGGTTGGCAATATTGTAACTATGTTCTTGGGAAATTCCTTCATCTAACATGATTAATATTGTTTCAGGAAACATTGATTTAATATGGTTTGCTTGAATTTCACTTAAGAAACATCCACCTAATGACAACCCAACATCAATACCTTTGCTTTTAAGTTGCATTGTGAATTTCTCAGATTCACCCAACATTACTATTTTCTTTTCAAGTATTGAATAATAATTTTGCACATATCCATATATAACTTTTGATTTAGGAAATTCGTATATAGGCATCCATTTTACATCATTATCCTCTAATTCTTTTTTGTTCAACCTACCCATTATTCCACAAATTTCACCACTAAAACTTCTCCAGGGAACTGTGATTCTTCCCGAAACTGAATCATAACCGACATTAAATTCTTGCTGTATTGACGGTAATATACCATCATCAAAGAAAAGTAAATTAGGTGCAATTTCATACTGTAATAAAATTTCATCAGAATATGTATTTAACTCTACTCCATTATCACTTCTCAACCTGGCAATTTTCTTATAGTAACCTCCAAACGGTGGTATTACTTTTTCTACTTGTTCTGTATCTTTGTATTCAATTATGTCAGCGATTAGTTTTAGTGTTTTGGGAAATGTGATATTTAACTTTGCTTGTACAAGTGTAATTAAGTCTCCTTTTCGGTTTGTTGAATAAGATGTTGCTGCCAGGGTATTCTTATTTACTTTAACTGAAGTAGGATTTCTTCCTTCTTCTCTAGCGCACCGATATTCTTCATTCCTGTACGTGATGTTATAGAACCCTGCTTTTTCTAAAATTACTTCTATGTATTCATGATTATTTATGATGTAATTCTTTAGACCATAGACATCCATATCGATCCTACCTTTGATGTTTAGGTGTACAATATCCTAACTCTATCCATTTATTCCATGCCCCATCAAACTGATACAATAAAACAATATCTCCTTCGTCATTTCTCGTTTTGTCTAAGAATATAAGTCTGTATTTCTTATCAGGAGATGTTGTAATTTCTTCTTTTATTTTTGTAAACTTACCATTACTATCTTTTTTATATTTAAATGGCTTTACGTCATACTTTTCACCTGAAAATTCATCATCCCATAATGGTCTTGTAAGTACTAACTCTGATACTACTTCTTTTACCCCTTTAGCATTGGATAGTGTAGCTGCTGTCAAATATCTTGTTGTTTCCATGTAAATTGCCAACTGCATGGTGATAATGATTCCAACATTTTCTTTTTCAGCAACTTGTAATAATTGTTTTGATGCTTCTATTAATTCACCAGTCACAGTTGCAGAAGCGGCATCTTCTGCTTTAAAAGTATCGTATAAGAAATAGCCAAAACCTTGTTTAGACATTTTTCTGATGATCTTCTTTACATCGTCAATACTATAATCATAAATCTTAGCGAATTTGATTCTACCTTTATAATGCTTATTGAAATATTCTTTGGCCTCTTTCATTTTTTGTAACTGTTCTTCGGTGAAATTCCCCATCTTTTGTTTCTTTCTGGGTAGTCCGAAATAATTTAATTTATGACTCAAAATAGTAGCCATAAAAATATGTTGCCATGCTTTTTTATTCATTTCGTTTGCAATGATTGTCATACTTTCACCTTGATCTAACACTGGAAGTACATAAGAATTTACACAGAAACTCGTTTTACCAGTACCAGAAAAGCCTCCAAAAATTTGCACATTTGCTTTATGTAATCCCAATGTGTGAAAGTTTAATAACGGACAAGCACTTGCATAATTCAAACCCATTTCTTCTCCTGCATTACAGGAATCGATGAAATCATCATCAATATCCAAGTCTTCAATCTTAACTCCAGCACCTCTGTTTAAAAATACATTATCAAGTTGATACTCGAAGTAATTATACAACTGAACACTTGTCATCTTTTTAAATTTATCCAGTTCATTGACAACATTGAAACCTTTATCATTCAACTTCAACAACATGTTACTTTTAACTAATTCATCATAATATCTTTCTACGTTGTCTTCGTTAAGTATTCGTTTTATTTCATCTACAGTCCTATAACCACCTCGTCTTTCAAATCCATTCTTAAGGACTTCTTTCCCTTCTACATAACTGTAGATACTAGCATCGTCAAAACTTTTATATCCTAACTTATGCATTTCATAACCTAGCGAATAATAAAATTTACCATCTTCTGTTAATAAATCTCTATCGGCTCTTATTTCTTTTTCATAATCACCATATAAGTCTGGATTTTTCCATAAACAAAATATGAGATTAGCCTCTATCATCTCCCTATTCTCAGTTAGTTTTTTATCATAGTTGTCTAAGGATTGCATTAAATATCCTCCTCATCCAAAAAGTCCAATATGCTATTGCCTGTATTTATTTTAACTTTATTTGAATCTATGTCGTTTATTAATAGATCCACGTCACTATTTATTTGTTTCTTTTGTTGTTCTTGTTGAAATTTAACTCTTTTATATATGTCATTTATGTTACTTTCAATAATTTTCATTATGTAACTTGCCATTCCAAACTCATTGTCAAATGATTTTGCAGTCATCCAATACTGTATATCTTGTTTACAAACATTAAAGCATTCTCGGATCACTTCATAATCATAAAATTTATTAAGTTCACTTATTTTTTTAACCATAACTGGCGGTACTATTTGACCATCTTCATAATTCAACACGTCTTCCGCAACAAATGTGAGTAATTCTTTTCGTTTTAGCTTATTCTCTACGGATTGATTGTACTCATTTTCACTGCAATAATACTTATTTATTCCTTTTTCATTCACTACTTTAAAGAAAACATCAGTGGTTCCTTGTTTTTTACAAATAGCACATATGCATTTTCTCCCCATACTTTCACCTGCCGATTATAAGGTAATAAGGGGAATGTTTCCACTCCCCTTATTTTATTTACTTCAATAACTCTGCAATTTTCACCAATGCTTCTGTAGGTGTCTCATCTGTATCTTTCAATGATTTAATACCATATTCAGACATAATAGCCTTTACTTGTTCTTTTGTATCAGCAGAAGCATTAGGGAAATTTGCTTTAATTGCTTCTGCTAATTCTTGATTCTTATCTGAATTTACTTTAGTCCGTTTAGTTTCAGTTACAGCCTCGTTAATTGCTTGTTCTTTGGCTGCTTCTTGCTCTTTCTTTGCTTCTTCAATACTTGCCTTATCTCCACTACGTTCGTGTGCTTTTTTGATTGCATCTTCAATAGCTTCAATGAATTGGTCTACATGCAAATCAATTTGTGGAGTAATTTCTTGGAAACGAGATTTAGAATCAATATTGAAGTTATCATCACGGAATGTAATGATTCTACTTTCGCTTGTTACCTTTCCAATAATCTTATCAGCCCCAACTTTTTGTTTAATGCGCTGTTTTTCAATGGAACGATCTATAGATGCTACGCCAAGAATATGTAATTTAGTTTTAATTGCATTAAAATACCTATTAGTTAGGTTTGCAGTTAATGTTTCATATTCTTCTCCAGTAGCCACATCTGTTTGATTTTTACGCTTGGTATGACCAATGATCATCATCGAAATTCCAACCTTTTTCAATTCCCAAATCTTTTCTAATACCAATTCAATTGCTTTATCCTCTCCGGCCATAAATCCACCAAACGCTGCTTTGATTGAATTAGTTTTCTTATCTGGATACGTCTTATTGTGCAGTCTAATTACTTCCGGTTCTGCAATACGGAACAACTCATCAATAGTGTCATAAACCACTACTTTTAAATCCTTATAATCTGTAGTTCTATTTTCAACAACATCATCGACAAATTCTTCAAAAGTAGCCCAATCTGGTATATTTTCATACGATGCATTTGGAATCGCATCTACACCGTCTTCTTTACCAATATTAAGAAGTAAATATCCATCTTCACCTGCTAATTTGTCACAATACTCAACTGCCAACGTTGTTTTACCAATACCAGATTCACCAATTAATCCTACGTTATAAGCTAGTGGATCAATCTTAATTACATTCTTTTTGCCAAATTTTCTTGCCATATATTTATATCATCCTTTTCATTATAATTTTAATTTTGTAGAGAGGATTATTCCTCTCTACTTTTATGAAAATAGGTCATCTAGTTCAATATTAGATGGTTTTGAATCGGATTTCTTTTCATCAGTTTCCCACGGTAAATCCGTTACATCTGCTTCTTTTTTATCATTTGTAACTGGAACATAAACTAAATCATCTTCTTTATAAGAAGTTTCTACTGCGCCTTCTCTAAAGTCATTATCATCGTTAACTTTCAAAAGAACAGGTTTGAGTAATCTTGATTCTTCGGTTGTTTCACCTAACATTCCACCTCTAGGTGCAAAGTCTTCAAGTTTGTTCCACCCAAATTCAATTGCTTCTTTTTGTTGTGGAGTTAAATCATTATATGTAAACTCAACTTGGTCAGCACCCCTAAAGACACTAACTTCCCATTGTAGATGATAAACTCCTTTACCTTTCACATTGAATTGGTTTTTATAAAAGTTTAACATTTTTACGTGCATTTCGTTTTCCAAATCTAATTTAGATGCATTGATGATAAATTGTTGTGGGAAGAATTGATCTTTTTTGCTTTTACTATCATAAGCAATTACATAACCATCAACATAGATTTTCTTCTCTTCTTTAAAATCCTTTTCATCCAATGCATCTTTTGTAAAAAATACATCGTAGGTTGCTCTTAATTTTGCAGCAGTTTCATTTGGTACAATTTCAATGTATTCTGGCTTGAATTTACGCATATACTTACCTTTGTATTCTTGATATTCAATTCGACCAGTTACTTTAAATTTACTATCCTTATGTTTTTCTAACTCATCAGATAAGAATACTACCGCGTCATATTCATGAATGAATTCATGACGATCTTTAGCTTTCTCATGCATTTCCTGTTTCAGAGATTTCAACTTCGACTTTTCTTCGTCAGTTAATTCATCTTTATATTCTAGCATTCTAATTTCATATCCCAATTTAGCAATGGCTTCTTTTAATTCTTCATCCTTGGTAAAATCAATTACAATTTTCTTGAAATCAGCTACCATATCAACTGTATCTTTGCTCAATCTGTCATCCCAAGGAATTTCTAACTTAGATCCATTTTGATTTTCTGTCCCCTTACTGAAAGAGAAAACTTTATTTTGTTTACTTCTGGAGAATCCTCCGTACATTTCTAAGAATACACTACTTGTTTTTGATTCCTGTACTGCAAAGTTAAGTCTGTGACCTTCCCAACCACTATCACTAGCATTTACGTTATAGAATTTATCTCTATTTTTAGGAATGTAAATGTTACCTACGAATTCAAATGTATTGTATAGTCTTGCCATATGTATTAAATACCTCCAAGTTTATTATGTTTAGTGTTATGTTATATCTTCGCTGCCTCATCTCTGCTCCACTGCCTCAACTATCTCGGCTCCATGATCCCTCTTCACAACCACCACCTTTCAAGTATCATCTACATTTCAAATAGTAACATATTATTTTATAACTGTAAATGATTATTTTATATGTATAAATCTAAATAAAAGTTGAGTTTTAACTTGGACTTGGCATTATGAATACAAGCACTAGATAAACTAAAACACCTGAACCACCTAATAAACTAAATACCACAAATCCTGCTCTTACCAATGTTGGATCAACGTTAAAGTATTCAGCCAATCCCCCACATACGCCAAAGAAAACTTTATCTGAAGACTTATGTAATATCTTTTGTACGGTTTGAGTTTGTTTTGGTAAGTTAATTTCATCAGCATATGAAACACTGACACTGAATGTTAGAAAGCAAATGGTTAAAAGGGATATTAATAATTTTTTGTACATTGCATCCTCCTTTGTTTTACTTCCCACTCGGAATATTAATCATTGGAGTACTATTCCCCATTTGATAATTTGGGAGTTTCCCGTCCCACTTCTCAACCCACATCTTCTGAATAACCAGTTCATTCAATGCTTGTGCTTGTTGTTGAGTAGCCTGTGCCTCAATTTTCTTAACCTCTGCATCGGCTTTAGCTTTAGCAATAGCAGTTTCATTCTCAATTTGTTGTTTCTGTTGATTTGCAGTTGCTTGTTGTTTTCCTAATTCAGCACTTGCTAATGCTTTTTGTGAATCTGCCATTCCAGCAGGACTTCCTACGCTTGTAAAACCAAATGTACCTAATTCGATTCCCGCGTTTCCTAGTTGAGTCTTCAACTGTTCGTTAATTTCAGCAGTGACTTGTGCCTGTTTGGCACCTTTAATGTCATTCCAACCATATTTATGTGTGACTTGATTGACTACATTCTTCATCGTTGGTAATACAATGCTATCTCGAACATAATCAATGTCCTTACCACCTACAGCCTGATATAATGCGGTGACATTCTTTGTGCCAATCTTCCATGTTAAACTTGTGTCTACGTTTAACTCTTGTTGGTCAGCAGTCCCAATTCCCCATGCTGCTTTATCATTTAATACTAGAGATTGCATATATGTAGGATATTCTTGTACTCCAACTGTCCAGCCTACCCAGTGCCAACCTTGACTTAACTCAGATACTTCACCATCCATATGTTTAACAATACCAACTTGACCAATACTAATTTTTTCAATTCCACCAATTGCATATACGGCTCCTGCAAGCAATCCCAATCCTACTACTCCTGCTCCAATTAGAAAACTATTTTTGCTCATTAATATGATCCTCCTCATTTGCTTCATCTTTAAGTCTATTTGCTTCATGTTTAATTGCTTTTCCTATTGGTTTAAACAATCCATTGAGTGCGTAGAAAAGCAATACACATGCTAAGAAAATAACGAATCCTATTACTACAATAATCTTAAACAATTAACATCCTCCTTTTCTTTTAAAAAGTTTCTTTGATTGGATTATGTATTATCGTGTTGTCCCTCTTACATTTCTTATAATATCACCTATCAAGAATCTTGTAAATGATTATTTTACATTTATGCTAATTTATTTCTTAACCATTCTTTCAACTTCATCCAAGCTTCTCCATCCGTCTTTGCGTGAATTTCTCTGATCTTATGAGCCTTTATTCCACCAACGATAAATTCTTGATTTGACTTGAATCTAAATCGTGTTATCTTATGGCCTTCCAAGAACTCAGTTTTAATCAATTCCCATCCTTCAACCATCTATCTCACTCCTTTCAAAAATTCAACCACATCTCGGTTAAACCTATCCTTTTCCTCAATACAACTCAAATGGCCTGAACAATAAAATCTAATCCTTGCTCTCGGTGTTAACCAGTATTGATACAATTGGTTTGGCATTGGTGTAGTTGTGTCCCATATTCCTGCACAAATTAAAACTGGAACCTTTACACTTCTCAGTACATCACTATAATCATGCCTCAACAATACCGAAGCTGTCTGCACATATGTTTTCCTATTTATAGTAAATGCATTTCTTGCTGTATCCACTATATTTTTAGTTTTAAACACAATACAATTGTTAACTAGATCCTCTATGTATTCATCATTTGTCATACTGTCTAGTTTTTTCTTACGATCATTCACACTTATCTTCAATAAATCGTCTAAAACAAACGATATTGAATTACATAAAATGAGCGTTTTAACTAAGCTTGATTTTTTCTTATAAATTTCTTGTGCAACACATCCACCCAAACTAATACCACATATATGAGCAGAATCAATCTTTAGATCCTCTAGCAAATGAATTACACATGTAGCCATGTATTCAATGGTAATATTTCCAACATCAACATCTCTTAGGAAATCTACTACAATCAATCTGTAACCTTGGTTTACTAATTCCAATTGTCCATTCCACATATTCACCGAGGCTCCGAGACCACTCAGTAAGACTAAGCATTCATCGCCTTTCTCGCCTAGATCCAAATAGTTAATAACGTCAATCACCCTCTTCTAATAATTCGATAATGTATTCTAAATCATCTACCGCAGTTGGAGACAACTCTTCATATCTCTCCATAAATCTCTTTAGTAACCTGTATGCTAATTTAATTTTATTTTTATTACTGTCCATCTTAAAACTACTCCACTCCAAACGACCCCTTACGAGGCGTTTTGATATTTATTATATTTTATTTCTATCATTTTAAGCAGGATAAAAGCGATTTTGTTTCTACCATTTTCATTAATCTTTTCTTTTAATTCCTTGTATTCTATTTCAGTATGTATCACCTTTTTAATTAATCTAATTACCATCTTACTATTAACATCAAACTCTTCGATGACTTTAATACTAAAAAAATCCTCCAATTCTATGCATCCCCTTTGGCTATGGCTTATTTGTAAATTAAGTATAAAATACTTTAAGTATAATTGTCAATCCATTTTTGCCATTTAATGTAGAATTTGTTATCGAATTGTTATCGAATTTATTAAGAAACTATTAATTAAAAGAAATTAATTATACTAATTGTATATTTTTATGATACAATTCAAGTATGGAGGTGATATTTGTGACATTTGGTGAAAGGTTGAGAATGTTAAGACAACAGTATGATATGAAACAGAAAGACCTAGCAATAATACTAGGACTTTCATCTGATGCAATATCTAAGTTGGAGCGCGGAGAAAGAAATCCTACATCTGAAACGTTGCAAAAATTAAGCAGTAAAGAAGTATTTGATGTTTCTGTTGATTACCTTCTATGTAAAACCGACATACCAACAAACGAAATAGAACAAACAATAATCAATAATATAAATGATGACATTGAAAATATGGATAAAGTGATTGATGTATTCGCTGAAAAACATGGAATATTATTTGATGATGGAAAAAGATATACGAAGGAAGAACTAGAAAAAATTATTAAGCATTATTTAAAAATGGTTAATGCATTTAAAGACTTAAACTCCTAAAAGATTAAGTATGTAAGACTATTATAAACTTAATCTCATCTTTGTAGACAACTGGAAGGGCAACAGCAAATAAGTCCATGACAGATCCATCATGGTGATACCCATTGTAATATATATGCTGCGCCTTTTTCGACTCCAACACCATCATTTGCGTCTTTGCTACTTCATCAAGACAATCGGGAGTTATTAGTGGGAATATACTTTGGTTAATTATTTCTTTCCTTTTGAACCCAGAAACATCAACCCATTTATCAGAAACATATTTTACAGTTCCATCTAAGGTGAGAATGTTAATCATTCTTTGTTCAGGTTTCCATTTGTCGATATTGATTAAATATGCATGAACTTCTTTTACGATATCATCTTGAAACTGTGGGCTAAAATAAATTAATACTTTGTGTTTTCTATAATGATCTGTATTGTCATAGACTACAGTTTCACCATTCCATGCCCTCTCGTAATAAGGCTTGAGTAGTTCAATTCTATACTCTGGGATAGAATTTATTAATATTTCTCCAACAAAATGATCTAAACTTAATGCATATTCTTTAATCATTTCACCTTTCATTTCTAAGTGAATAAATGAATTGTCAACTTTTTTAAAACTAAAAAACGCTCCATCTTTCTCTGGTGATATATTTTTGCTGGTTAAGTAGTTGCCAAACTTGCTAATGATGGAGTTTAATCGTTCCATTTCGCACTCTCCTGTGTTCGAACACCTGTTCTCATTGTATCGTATTCCGTTCTATCTTTCAAGATATTTATGTTCTGTATAGTAAAATTGTACTAAATAATTAACGCTGAAAAAATACATTTTTATGCTGTTGCAATGTTATGTCAAGATTCGACAAAAATAATTAGTGAATGTCGATAATATTTTATGCTAAAATTTACCTATCCTTTTTGTCTTTTTGTTATAATATGTATCGGGAGTTATATTATGATCATGGGGATATATAAATGGACAAAAAGAAATATAGGCCAAGAATTAGACTACTACGCGAACATATTGGTTATAGCCAACAAGGATTGGCTAAGAAAATAGGCGTAAGTCAATCGCTATTATCTCGTTGGGAACGAGGAGAATCTTATCCACCTTTCCCAAAATTAAAACTATTGTCTAGTTTACTTCAGTGTAGCATAGACGATTTGTATGATATATGAGACGTTCTTATCTTTTTGATAAGGGCGTTTTTGCTTTTTTATAAGAAATTAAGCCTACTAAACACATTTAAGACACACTTAAAAATAGGCATATAATACCAATAGAACTATTATGCAAATATATAGTACAATAAGTTCTAAAGGTGATGTAAATGAACTTGGAACTTATTGATACTAAAGTTCGGGAATATTTAAAAAAATCAAGGACTCCATGTGTTTTGCTATACATAGACATTTTAAATGAAACAGACGAATATATAGAATGTATTGCTCACTTGCAATGTAAAAGGACAAGAAAAATTCGTAAGGTGATTATGAATAAGTTTAATGGTGAGGTTATTTAAATAATTAATTTATAATAATTTTATTTGTATGTACGATCCAAGCCCCAGATGGGACTTGAAATAGTTATAGATAATCCTTGTATAATTTTTCAATATTTTGAATCGAGATCCATTCCTTTAAAGGAGACCAGTTGTAAAACTCATACTTGCCATTCTTTACTTTAGGCATCTGATAATGTTCACATATTTCTAAATACTGTTCTTTGTCCAAAACTCCGTCTCGCTTATATAGAAGATATCCCATGTAAATCTGACCACTTCTAAAGATGTTTTTGCTGGTCATCATTGGATTTTCCCATAATTCAGCTATAGAGGCTATTCTTCTATAAATCACAGATGGTAGAACTGTACTCATCGGAGATGCGTTACGAGTAGTCCCAACACGTATCACATAATCATTATCGATAAGTGGAGTCCTATCTGTTTGGTTAGGTCTCGTGTCAGCTTCGCCATTCTTTTTGAGATATTCTGTTTCGTTTGCTGCTTTTCTAGCCAAAGCGATGCAATCTCTATCTACTTTTAACTCTCTTTTTTTGCCTTTTTCATCAGTCAAATGCAAAACATTTTCATCGTAATCAATATCCCGTTTTTTTAAATTACATAATTCATGGACTGTCATTCCTGAAAACAAGGCAACGAAAATAAAACCATCTTGCGCGTTCTTGCATCCAGTATCCTCATTTGTTAGCAAATCTAATTCATCTTTCGAGATATAAATCATTACGTTTTTGTCTACGAAACTTTCTATAAATGCTTTGTCATTTTTAACCCCAGTTAAAGGATTTAGGTTGCTATTAGTTGTTCTATCGCCCATTCCCCATTCTATATAGTTATACACTGTGCTAATATTCGACCTTGAAGCAGACTTAGTTAAAGGATTTAGCGATGCTAAAAGTTCTTTAATTTCTTCTAAGTTAAAATCCACTAAATCTTTTCCCCACATACTCTCCAGCATATAACTTTGTTTGAATATTCTTTTGTACGTTTTATAAGTTGCCTCTTTATATTGATTCAAAAATCTTTCTTTCCGTTCAGGCTCATACATTATATCATCGTATATTTGATTAGGAGCATTATGCACTTGTTCTCACCTCTCCAACATTCAATTCATTAAAGTATTTTCTTATTCTACCTTTAGGATTTCCTTTCACATTACCTTTATCATCAAGTACACTTATCTCTTTCCACAGATCGTTATCTCGACTAAAATCAATTCCATCTAGAATATCACTAATTTTTTCAATTGGAATATCATTATCTCTAAATTTTTTAGCTAATAATATAAATCCATAAAACATGTGACTAATATTGATTAAACTTTTATCTCGAACAGTGGGAATATTAGTCAGAAACGCTTCCCCATTTGACATGAAAATTTCATCTAAGAATTTAGAAAGGTATTTAGACAATTTTATTGCCTCTGGTTTATCATTCTCATCGACTTTGAATTCCGATTGGATTGCATCCTTCAAAATACTAAATGGCACAAGTAAATTTGAATGTGGTGGAACGCTATCTGATAATGTAACCTTATCTCTTAATTCGCTTCCTTTTTGCACTCTTTCAGCAATAAATGAATAAATATTTGAACTAGCATCTTTTTGGTCAAGATTTGACTTGGATATTTTCATACCTTTGTTTATTTGACTAAAGTGCTGGATAGCCTCTTCAACATCATAATTCAATATACGAACTTCAAAATTCATATCTACACTTTGATAATTAGGATCTGATAATACTGCACTTATAGTTGTAAGTCTGTTAAAGCCATCTAATATGTCAAGAAACGAACCGTCAGTAACGGTTAAAGTCATGTTGTCTTCGTCATAAATAACTTCTTCGCCTTCTTTAGAAGTTCCCATACGGGCGTTTAACACAATTGTAGTACTTTCTAATCTTCCAGTTTGCATTAATTTAGCCATTTGTTTTACGTTTGTAGGACTAACTTTTGGAGATTTAACCATAACATCTGGATCTTCTTTTGAAGTACGTTCATTAGCTTCGCGCTGGCAATCGTAGTTATAATAAATTAATCCTGAATCATTTAAATCTTTTAATTCACTAGCTGCAATAATACCTGTAAAATGTCTATCTTTAACTTTCACCATTTTATTTCTAAACGTATAAGGGAACTCAATTTTGCGGTCTGTTTTAATCTTTTGATAAACTTCCGAATTTCTAAGTTCTGCTGCTCCAAAGTAATTTTCAGGATTTATCTTTGAGGAATTAATATCAGTAACAGGAAGCGTTGCTTTATATGCCACCATCATCAACAAGCATAATTCCCTAATTTCAAGTTCACTCAAAGGAGTCATTCCTGAAATCCATTGTTGAGATTGACCAATTGGAATCTTATTATTAGTTAATTCATTTTTAATCTCTAAAACTACTCGTCTATTATGCTTAATATCATCTAAAAAACCTCTTAGATTTTTCTCGATTATATTACGTTCAACTTTAGGCATATTTTTATCCTCCAATATATACGAATACATATTTATCCTTACTTATATTATAGACGATTAAGTAAGGTTTATACAAGATTTTTTTACTTTTATAAGGAAAAATTGTCCAACATTTTGTGACAAACATATACAAAAAGACAGACTTTTCAATCTGTCTAATCCCATAATCGCCAATCTTTAAAATCTCCGGCACGTAAGTAATTTCCGAAATTATCTTGGGATGGAAATCCATCAGGATGTGCTGCGTACACCTTTAAAACGATCCTGCAACTTCTGCATTTAACCTCTGTAGTATCTTTAGGTAAATAGTGATTGCCTCGATCATTGCATACATGACAATAATAATGACATAGATAAACCGTCTGACCATCTCGTTCTTTAGTACCTGACTTCCAAACTTCTATATTCTCATTCTCTGTAGTATACACTTCTTGCATCTCAGTATTGTTTTGTAAAGTTTCGGACATTTCTTCTTTGATGTTTTCAATTGTTTTAGTTGACTGTGGCTCCTCACTTTGAACTTCCTCAAAGAAACCTTTGTATAGTTCCTCAATCCTAGAATAAGTTTTAGACACTTCTAGAATATCTGTAGATATACCAAACAATTGGAATACGTTTTGAATGATCATTAGTTTACTTATATTGTCTGCATCGTTAATTTCTAAGTTTGCGGTTTTGTCGCCATCAACTATTTGTATTTTAATTTGCATAATTAGTCCTTTGTGTTTTATTCTAAGTTAAATTCAACTTTGACTGCTTGACCTAAAATACGCGCTTTCCTTTTGGGTACCAGTTTTGGTGCGTACCCTTGGGTGGCCTGAAGAAAAATCTTATCTTCCATATGAAAAACTCTTCTTAGCAACTTGTCACCTTTAAATGAAACCAATCCTATTTTACCATTCTCAATTTCGGAAACTACTTTTATTTGAACTTTGTAACCTTTTTTAATTCCTTCGCCTTCCATTGAACTATCGGTAACATCATAATAGAAAAAGTCATCTTCTTTTTTAACCCTTTTTTGATTTCTTCTACTACCTTCGATCCATATTCCATCTTCAGATACCTCATCCTTTAAAGCATATCGTTCTAGGAATATCCTTTCGCTCAAACCTTCAAGATTATATCTGTTATTCCTTTCGAAAATTCCTAAATAACTTTTTACTGACTCTTCTTCCACTGGAGAAAATCCTGCTAGTACTAATAAATCCTCTTTATTCAAATCTAATGCGTCTGATAGCCTAATTAGTTTATCTTTAGAAGGTAAATACTTTCCTCTCTCTACAGCACTTATATAAGAGTATGTGATTTCAGTTTTCTCCCCTAATTGCCTAAGTGTATATGCTTTCTTTTCTCTGGCCTCTTTTAAAATTTTACCTAACTCAATTTGTGTTGACTCAGTCATTTAATTCACCACCATTGTTCAAGGTGTTTGTTTTGTTGTTTTGCACATTTGTAAGGCATGTTGTTAAAAATTATTTGACAGAATTACAAGCCTATCGTATAGTTTAATTGTAGTCAAACTGCACAGGAATTACAAGATAAACAATACATATTACACAAAACTGAGGAGGAATTATAAGTGGAAGTGTACGGGACAATTACTATGCCTATTTCAATTAAGGTTGATGCTACGAATCATGATGAGGCTTTAAGAAAAGTTTATGAGTTGATTAGCGACTTAAATTTAAATATTACTGGGCTTGATTTGCCAACTGTTTCGGGGAAAATACATAAAGTTAATGTGCATGATCATAACATAACTTGGGATGAAGCATTTTAAAAACCTCCAATCGTGGAGGTTTTATTTTTATGTCTATAAATTAAATCTTTATTTGTTTAAAACAATAATTCATTTAAAGCTTTATTGTATTTTTTAACTCGCTCAATGTCCTTTTCGGTTGGATTTTTGATTCTAGAAAGATCCTTATTATCATCAATGTCTGCCATTTTTACCAACCTTGCTAAGTCATTCTTTTTAATTCTTCTAATGAACTCCACATATGTTTCGTCGTCACGTCTTGTTAAATGTTTAATGGCTTCAATAATTTCATCTGAGAAACCTTCATCTTTTAAATTATCAAAAGAAATATTAGAGTCTTCAACAACATCGTGCAACATAGCAACAATCCTAGATTCTTCGCTAGACATAGACAGCATTAATCTTAATGGATGTAAAATGTAAGGATTTCCACCCTTATCTAATTGACCACTATGAGCATTTGTTGCAATTATTATCGCTTTATCTAAATTCATTATTTACCTCCTATAAACTGAACCTTTTAATGTGTATTAAACTTTACCCACATTTCTTCTCCGTTATTTTCATTAATACCCAGAAGTTTTTCCAGCGAACTCCATATTACATATCGACCGTTGATAGAAGCAGTGAATATTTCCTCTTGTATCTCAACATTTTCACTTTCTCCAACAATCCATTTTAAACCACTTTGGTCAATATATTGTCCTCTAAATTTCATCATCTTTCCTCCTTATCCTCTATCATAAAACAACTCTTTTATTTAAATTTCAGCCTCAATTTCGTCAAACATTTCAATAAACAATTCATAACTTAAAACATAACATGGGTAAGATTCTGACTGTTCATCATATATCTTTTTAGTGTGGAATGACACTAATCTTTCACCTGTCATAAAATTAAGCTTTTAAACGAAAATATCACTCATAATATCCATCATAAAAAGAAATCCTAAACAGTTCTGTAGTAATATAATCCTCTTCTTTTTCAGACCAAACGCTAATCCTTTTTATGACCATATCTGAATCCGAAAAATCAGATACTTTTAATAATTCATCTAATGAATCCAACTCAATTAACCAATCGTCATTTTCAAGAAAACTAAATTTCCCATTATTCTCATACGCACTTGGATGTGGTTTACCTTCTGTATACCTTGATTCGATTGCAAATATCATTACTTTTCAACTCCCCATAAATTAGTCATTTTACTTCATCAAAATAATCTCTTTAATACTTCTTCTCTCCAACGGACTACCATTAAAATATATATACATTCTCTGGTTATCCATATCTTCTAATGCATGTATCAATTCTTGTTGTTCAACATCTTTTTCTAATTCAGAATTATCCTTAAGAACCACCCTAATTTTCATTTAACCATCCCCTTGGGTATATTTTACAATATTCAGTGATGTAAGACCATCCGGCTGTTTATATTTACATTATATTCTATATCATTTATTTTTACAACTGATAATTTTATATTTATAAAAGAAAAGAATCTGCTATGCAGACTCTCGATCAAATTTTCCTTTTATGCCTTTTTACTTGCTAACTCTTCTACCAATGTTGTGAATGCGTTCTGATACTTATGCAATGAATTTCTTACTTCGTCCAATTCAATACGGCATTGTGTAAGTTCTTTCGATTTCTCTACAAAGTTTGATTTCCATTCTTGCACTTCTTCTTTCAACTTTTGAATCTCGCTCTCCATCGCAAAGTATTTATTATCTTGATCCATATCCTCACTCTCCTTATAATCCCAATGTTTATAAACAACCTCTAAGTTATCCCTCTGACAGTTAAATTTATTTCCATCCTTATGTATTACTTCCCATTCTTTACTCTTTGGTGGGTCTGCAATGAGCCTATGTAGCGTACCAGAACGCAAACCTAATTTCTTGCAATCTCTATCTTTAGGTATACATGATATGTGGCCTGCTTTATTTACTTTAAGACTATAATATGTATCAAACCAATAATGGTCTTTTTCGTCTAATTGGATTTGTGTATTGTTTTCTAATGTATAAATCATCTTTTCAATCCCATTCGTATATCTATAATTTTATCATCCATTGTCACAGCATTAAATTCTTTAAATTCAACACCTTGGTCAATAAGTTTCATTATCTCGTAATTGATATTATGACTTAGATAAAAATGTTCAACTGAGTTAGCCCATACAACAATTTCTCCGCCTTTTATATTTTTTTGTATGTATCGATTAGTAATTGCAGTGGTGACGCCATCAGAAAATAAAACTTCTACTTCTCTATGTTCATATGGAATCTTGAAATCGAATAGAAATTTAGGTTTGGCAATAATCTTATCTCCAGATTTAAGCATGTTCAATCTCCTTGTTTTAATTAATTTTTAATATGTGCATAATATCCAACCGCGAACATTGTCAATCCAATCAATACAACCAACTGGCAAAAGAAATCCGCAAATGCTTCAGGAATACTTGCTGCTTTCATATTCCATCCAAAAAACCATGTTTCTAATACGTTTAAAATAAATCCTATTGCAATTACAATTAAACCTTGAAACATTTTTCTGCCCCTATCTAAAATTTTGTTTATTTTTAAGTTTAATTTCTAATACTCTAATTGCAGCCTTTAACTCATTTAATAACTCATATCCATCTCCATCCCATTCTAACGACTGATGTTGTTTGTGATAAACTGGGAGACCATTGGATAATCTAATGGATACAATTGCTTGATTATCTTTGATACCGTGATATTTAATTTTGTGTCGTTTTACTTGCATTGGAACCTCCTTTAAAACTAAGGTTTTATTTTATGAAATGAATTTTATTTCCTTCAAATGGTGTATCAGAACCAATACTTAAATGTTGACCAAAAATCCCCATCAACTCCCATAATGGAAACTTATAAAAACCATCCCATTCTTTCTTATGTGGGGCATCATGATGTGGCATTCTAAATTGTTCATTGTACTCTTCTATAATTTTTTCTCCAAGTGGAGTTAGTTCAACGTAAACTTGCACGTTTATATTTGCTGAAAGCATTTATGTATCCTCCTTTAAAATCGGGCTTTTATATTTTAAAAAACTTTTCAAATACCTAGTTTCTTAATTTCTTCATGATAATTTTTCAACCGTTCAATCGTTTCATCGTCCCAATCGTATTCGTTCTTAAATTCTTCAAAACACTCATCATTCCATCCGCAGATGATTCCATAAATCCATGCAAGTCTAGGATGACCGCCCCAATCGTGAGGACTAAATACAATTGCATCATAGATTGATTCGATAATTTCTTTCAATAATTGTTTCTCCATATTTTAGTTACTCCTTCCGATAGTCAATCGTATTATCTTCATTTACTTCCCAATAACAATTACTACAAAAACTTTCATGATCAACAGCCTCAAACAAACCAATCATTTTACCGCATCTTGGGCATTTTTCGGTTTTGTTTTCTTCCAAATTAATCACCCCATAAAAACAATCATTTAATCGTTGCCAATTTCTCTTTCTCTTCTAGTCATCATTTCCTCATATGTCATTCTAAGTTTGTCTTTCAGATTGTTAGGTATGTATTGCATTAATTCATCATATAGACTATCCATAATAACTTTATCTTCATTTAAGAGCCATTTAATCTTTTCATCTATATTCTTATTTAACTTCTTATTTTTCCGCTTGCTCATTTCCTGTCAACCTCAACCTGATAATATTGTACTTGATATGAGTATCTGGATACCTATCGTAAAACTCTTGAATGTTATCATATAAAATATTTACATTATCGCCAATCCCAACAACCATTTGGCTGTCGGGAAACTCTCTGACTACAGCATATTTATATTTACCGTTACCATTTAATTGCTCTTTGAGTTGTTCATTTTCTTGTTCAAGTTGTTTTATACGTGCTGTCAGTTCTTTGGACATTGTTTTGTTGATACAGGAATTACAATTACCGGACATTTAGATGCCTCCTAAATTACAAAAATTCATCATCTCTTCTAAACTCTCCGAAATATTCTTCTTCGGCTTTTAGTCTCACTTCTACTGCCTCTTCTTTTGTGTTAAACCTTCCTAAGTAAATACTTTTATTATTTACACCTATTGAAGCCATCCATTTGTTTGACTTTTTATCGAAGTATACTC